ACGCGGTGCAGGCTGGGGCGTGGCGTTCGTCTTGACCGACGACGATCCGTTTTTCTTTATTGATATTGATAATTGTCAATCAGGCGGTCAATGGTCACAATTGGCGACAAATCTTTGCGCGCGCTTCGCCGGTGCTGCTGTCGAGGTGTCGCAATCCGGTACAGGTCTGCATATCATCGGTTCAATCAGCGACGTACCGGACCATGCGTGCAAGAATATTCCGCTTAATCTTGAGTGCTACACGGAAAAGCGTTTCATCGCGCTGACCGGTAGTCACGCACAGGGTAATGTGACTACACGGCACGACGCAGCGTTCGAGGCATGTGTGGCGGAATTGTTCGTGTCGGGCGAGCGTGTCACACCAACATCATGGACTACCGCGCCGTGCGCTACGAGCAATCCAATCCTTGACGATGACAAGTTGCTTGAGAAAGCGCTAGCCAGCACCAGCGCGGCAAGTACGTTCGGCAACCGTGCATCATTTGCTGATTTGTGGAATTGCAACGTGTCGGCACTCGCCACCGCTTATCCTGATGACGTGCGAGAATTTGACGCCAGTACCGCCGACGCTGCATTGGCCCAACATTTGGCATTCTGGACAGGAAACCATTGTGATCGTATCGAGCGATTGATGCGTAAGAGCGGTTTGGTGCGTAAGAAGTGGGATAAACATAAGTCCTACATGGCGCGCACCATTACGGGCGCGACGGCGAAACAATCCACTTTTTACAGCGTCGGTGCGCCGATTGAAATAGCAGCGCCAGCCGAGACGCCGACGTTACGTTCTGGCTTTCAATTGATCGCCGCGACGCAATTGCTCGAATACTTTGCGGGCTGTGTATACGTATCAGACGCGCACCGCATTTTGACGCCTAACGGCGCAATGCTCAAGACGGAACAATTTAATGCCATGTTCGGTGGCTATACCTTCGCGCTGGACGGTGACGGTGAGAAAACCACACGCAAAGCATGGGAAGCGTTCACCGAGTCGCAATGTGTGTCGTTCCCCAAAGTTGATGGTTGTATCTTTCGCCCCATCGCGCCGCCTCACGCCATTATCACAGAGGACGGTCGGCGCTTGGTCAACACTTATATACCGGTCAAAACCGCGTCGGTGCCAGGTAATGTCGAGCCGTTCTTGATCCATTTGCGCAAAGTGCTACCGAACGAGCGCGACCAAACTATTTTATTGTCGTATATGGCGGCGTGCATTCAGCACAAAGGTTATAAAATCCAATGGGCCCCATTACTGCAAGGTTGTGAGGGTAACGGCAAAACACTATTCACCCGTTGCGTGATGCACGCTATCGGCAAACGTTATACCCACATGCCGAGCGCCAAGGAGATCGACGAGAAATTTAACGCGTGGCTATTCGATAACCTATTTATCGGCGTTGAGGACATTTATGTTCCCGACTCGAAGCTTGAAATTCTCGAAGTATTGAAACCGATGATTACCGGTAAAGACTTAGCGTGTCGGGCCATGCAGCAAGATCAAGTCATGCGCGAGCTGTGCGCTAATTTCATGTTCAATTCGAACCACCGTAACGCGATTAAAAAGACGCTGAATGACCGACGCTTTGCAGTGATGTACACCGCCCAGCAGCATGCTGCTGACTTAGTGCGCGACGGTATGGATGGCAAATATTTCCCCGACTTATACACATGGCTCGACGGTGGCGGGTATGCCCACATTACGCATTATCTTGAAAATTACGCGATTCCTGTGGAGTTTAACCCGACGCTAGGCTGTCAGCGCGCGCCGTTCACTAGCACAACAGCCGAAGCGGTCGAGGCGTCATTGGGCAGTATTGAACAAGAGATTATTGAAGCAATCGATGAAGGCCGCGCCGGATTCTGCGGTGGCTGGGTGTCATCGTACGCGCTGGATAAACTCATTGTGCAATTGCGGGCCGAACGTCAAATCCCACGTGGTAAACGCCGCGAGTTGATGAAATCACTAGGCTACGACTATCACCCAGCGCTCAAAGATGGACGTGTCAATAATCCGATACTGGGCGAGGGTGCTGCTGGTGCTGGCAAACCGCGCCTTTATATCAAGGAAGGCCATATCGCGGGCAATTTACATGGCGGCGCAGACGTGGCGCGTCATTACCAGGCGGCACAAGGCGACCCGCTGGCGGTTATGGAGGTAAGTAATGTGCCACGCACGGCGAGTTAATGATCAATATCACTGTGAACGCTGCGGCTATCAATGGGACGTTACGGATCAGGACGCGCCGGCGTGTCGCAGCGAACATGACGTTGCGATTGAACAAATTAAGGATGTGTTTAAATGCCACGGTTTAGACTATTCAGCAGCGGCGCGCCGCATCCCGAGCTAGCGCACATTAAATTTCCCATCGATGTTGATGGGTTCTATAACCGTACGGGTCAAGTGTGCGTTCGGTTCGGCACCAACATTTTCATACCAGAATTGGGAGAGTGCGAGGAAGTATTGACAACTTCGTCAACTGCTGTATGATTGAGCTTGTTACCACATGGAGTTATACGAAATGATTACGTTACAGCAGCAGATTGAAGCACAAGAACAAGCAGTTAGAACTATCGACCCGCGGCGTTTAGGCATGGCCGAATCAATCCTCACCAGCCTACAGCGACTGCAAGCGGCTGAGGGGCAAGATTCGGTTACCAACAAAACCGAAGCAGAAAAATCGCGCGGTTACGTCGCTCTTGGTTCTGGAGCTTATCGTTTGCAACAGTGCGAAAATGCAAGTCTAGTAATTTGCTTCCGTAGACCTGATGAAATAGGACTTCCCGTCGGCCATCGTGCGGATGAGATTGATTTAACGCCGATTCAAAGCGAGGATATTATTGTCATGCTGAAATTCGTGAGTGCGGAGGGTTTAGATAGCCTAGAAACGCACTTGCGAGAAATTCGCTTAGATAATTTCCCAGATACCGTGATCGCCAAGCATGGCGAACCGGCAATCCCCGAAACCATGCTTGCAGCAGCCAAAGGCGGTGCGTGATGAACCGCATTATTGCACTACTGGAAAAGAAGCCGCACACGATCCCTGAGTTGAGTCGCGCTATGGGTTACGCGGGTCGAGGCGGTGCGGGTCGGATACTTAAAACATTGGTCGCTCAGAAGATTGTGGGCGTGGTCGATTGGACTTATTCGGGCGTGGCGCTCGTTCCGACTTATGGCCTATCGTCACACTCGCTATCGCGGAAAGATTGGCGCGCAAGTAAGCGCCTCCCCAAGACGAAGAAGATGTTAGCCGCCGACGCAATGGTGAAATATTCCAAGACGATCCACCCAATGGACGATGTGAATAATATTGTGGTGACAGCGGCTCGGAAAATGCCGGACAAAGTAAAGCAAGCTTTTAAAAACGGTGCGTCATTCGTCTGCTTGGACGGTGTGCATTATCGGAGAGGTGATCGAGTATGTTGAATCAACCAGTATATAAAGAGGATGTAACACTTACTCAAATTTTATTAGATGGGATCGGTCGCGGATTTGAGTACTCACAAATTATTGATGAAGCTGGTCGATCTGGTTTCATTATTGACAATGCGCTTATTGAAATTGTTTCACGCGACTTTAATGCCCGAATGATTAACGACATTCAATCCATTGATGAGCGCGAGGCGTTTGAAAGTGAAATTTCGCACCATATTGATAATACAAACTTTAGTTGTGATGGTGACGAGTGCTTTATTGACGATGAAATGGCGGCAGCTTGGGCTGGTTGGCAAGCGCGCGCCGCACTGGTGCCGAAATGATTAAGCTCATCACGATGGCGTTGCGGGCGGTGAAGTGCGCTGCGGAGTTTTGCGGCGGGATTGCATTGTGGATATTGAACCGGAAGTGACCAAGCGCCCCACACGGGGCGTTTTTTTTATAGTGACGTTGTAACGAGACCGAACGCCGCTTCGTAGCGTAACTGAGCGGCACGACCTATCAACACATCAATCACGCGCTTATCAGTCTGTAGCGCCGCGATACGTTCGAGGCGTGCGGCTCGCGCTTCCTGCCATGCTTTGTGCGCTTCCATTGCAGTTTTAAAACTACCGATAAACTGTGGTTTGCCTTCATACATGTCGCGAGCTTTGAACACTTTGTTGTACGTGTCATGCGCAACGCCGCACGGTTGGCGGGACAATAAGCGGTCACGAGGTTGTTTCATCAGATACGCTACTTCACGATCGCACACGACGGCCGTGTCTGGACCATACTTTTTCTGATGCGGTAGTAACGCCACAGTGAGGTGCGGCTCGTAACCGTTCATATCGAGCCATTCCCTAAACTGGCGAAGTCCTTGCCATACCGTTCCTTTGCACGCGATGACACGCCATATCGTGCGCACACTATCATCTGAGCTTTTTAAAATTGGCAACTTTTTCAAAGGCGGCCGAGGCTCACGCGTTACGGGTGCAGATTTAAGTTTATCAACATGGTATCGAATAAGGTCGTTAATGCGAGGGTCTTGATGATCATTGATGAACGATTCCAACTGACTAACAAAGTGTGATCGCCATGCTTTGTGCGCCTTAACATCAGTGTCAAATCTTCCTAGTAATACACTCTTGCCGTCCATTCTCACGCGGGCCATAAACTTCTTAGTGGCTCTGCAAAATGATACGCCAGGCATATGCTCACCTATTAATTTAGGCGGATTATTTATCAATTTATACAGCTTTTCAGCGATAAAAATCACAGTTTCAGGATTATATTGCGTTTCATTGAGCGCAATTACTGGCAATTTATCGTGCCAGTACGGTGATGTTGGTCGTGTTAGCCACTGCTTGAACACATTTAATGAGCGCCAGTCGTATAAAACAGACTCGGCGTTAGGGTCTTGGAAAATCATTTCCCAAATTTTTTTCACATCTTTCATTATCAATTCTCCACTGAGTGAATCAATACTGTACACAAGACAGCAATATGGTGCAATACCCCTTCCCTTTAGCCTGTACACAACACATCGGGGGTGTAAAAATGGGTGTAGCAGCGGCGCGGGTTTGAGGTCAATTATCCAGAAACACGACAAATTGTCGCTATTCACGGCTGGATAGCGGGTGTGTCTTGTGTACAGTCTCTTCCCTTTCTATTCCTATTATAATATTTTTATTAAGGTTAATTGGTTAAATAGTAATAAAGAGCAGTAAATACAAGGACTTGCAGGATACACCGAACGACTACCCAAAATTAAACGCCCTTGTCGAATGCAGGGTGTGTGGGTGCAGAGGGCGATGCTTGCCGAGGCGGTCAAACGTGTGGCATTATTGGGGCGTTATTGGGAGGGACTTATGGCATTGACGGTAAAGAAGGAAAACTTCGCAAGGGCATTTGTGGAAACCTCGAATCAATCCGAGGCGTACCGTCGCGCCTACAACACGTCGAAGATGAAAACTGAGACGATTGCGAAACGTGCGAGCGAATTGATGCAGGACGGGGAAGTCGCGGGTATGGTCGCCGAACTCAAGGCGGTACATGCCAAACGCCACGCCGTTACAGTGGACTCATTGATCGCGGAGCTAGAGGAAGCCCGTAACGTAGCCTTGAGCGCCGAAACGCCTCAGAGCAGCGCTGCTGTGGCAGCAACGATGGGTAAGGCAAAACTGTGCGGCCTCGATAAGCAGTTGGTCGAGTTGAGTGGCGAAGTGTCAAACCGCGTAACACTTTCGGATTTCTATGGCAAGCCCGACGCTTAACCCAGCGCTGCGCGAATTCTGGCAAACGCGAGAAATTGACGGCACGCCTGTTCGCTTTCGCACGTTGGTCGGTGGGCGTATGTCGAGCAAATCGCACGACGCGGCAGGCGTGGCTATAGCGCGAGCCAATTTTCACACTGAGCGGTTTTTGTGCATGCGTATGTACCAGAACCGGATTGCCGATTCGGTCTATGCGTTGCTTAAGGACAAGATCAGCTACTTTGGCCTCGACAATCGGTTCAAGGTTTACGCTGACGCAATTGAGCACAAAACGAACGGCTCGATTTTTCGCTTCTACGGCATTGCTCGCAACATCGACGAAATCAAATCGTTTGAAGGTGCTACGGTTGGCTGGATCGAGGAAGCGCACAATTTAACGCCCGAAATGTTCAGCACGATCCGTCCGACAATCATGCGTAACGAAGGCGCGGAGATGTGGTTCACGTTCAACCCGCGTGTCGCCACTGACTTTGCGTACAAGCGGTTGATCGTCAATCCGCCTACCGGATCGCTGGTTCGTCGCATCAACTACGATGAAAACCCGTTCCTCTCCGCCACGGCGCTGGCCGATATCGAATCGGCGTTTGCCGAAGACCCAGACGAAGCGACTCATATTTATCTGGGCGTACCACTCGACAACGACGACTCCGTGGTCATCAAGCGTGGTTGGTTACAAGCGGCTATCGACGCCCACAAAACCGTCACGCCTTCCTCAGGATCGTGGCGCGGCGGCAAGACGGTCGGTTACGATGTGGCTGACTCGGGTGCGGATAAAAACGCCACAACGAGCATGGATGGATCGGTGTGTGTCGGGCTGGACGAATGGAAAGGCGGCGAGGACGAGTTAGGAAAGTCGGCAGCACGCACAAAATCGACCGCTGAGGCGCTCGGGGCGATGTTCGTAGGGTATGACAGCATCGGCGTAGGTGCGGGTACTGGCGCGCATTTAAACGCCCTTGGCTGGCGTCGTCACTTTAAGTTCAATGCCGGTGCGAAAGTGATCGACCCGAAACGCAAATACGGTAACACCAACGTCATCAACGAAGAATTTTTCACCAATTTGAAAGCCCAGGCCTGGTGGCTCGCTGCGGATCGTTTCCGCAACACGTATCTCGCCGTGACAAAAGGCCATAAATTCGCCGCTGATGAAATGATCAGCCTATCGTCAGAGTGCGATACGAAGTTGTTGGACAAATTGATTGACGAATTGTCCACGCCGCAACGGGATTTTGACAACGCTGGGAAGGTGAAGGTTGAGTCGAAGAAGGATTTGGCAAAGCGTGAGATTGTTTCGCCAAACATTGCCGACTCATTCATCATTGCGAACAGTCGTGGCATGCTGGCGAAACGTACTCTTGGGGAGATGCTCTAGGCGGTCAATATGCTAAACCACGTGGAAATATCATCATTCCACGTGAGCCATTCTGTAGCCCCATCGAATCCGGTAAGTCCGTGTCTATCAAACTTCTTGTGAAATAGTTTTTCAAGTGATTTCGGTACGTTGCCGTCATCATCCTGAACAATATGAATACACTCCCACGTAAAAGGGGTATTTAATTCCAGTTGTCGATGACGTTGCTCAATATTATTCGTGATACCAACTTTTACATATTTCCCACATGTGCTGCGTAACGCATAAAGATACCCCTTTTTGTTAGGACGATACCCATATTCACCGCACGATGGGCAACCTTTGCCCGCCAAATGATTGGACACATCTTGAGTAAATATACCGTGTGTTTTACATTTGATTGATATTAACGATGTATTTCGCAAATCATCAGACACCGACGAGTAGTCATATTTATCACCATGAACAGATGTAGCGTGATCGGTAAAACTTTCAATTGTGCGTAGTCTATTACCCGCACATGACGGGCATCCCGACTTGCGATTTATATGACTCGCCAATGTGTGATTCCACTCACCGTGTGCGCTACATATTGTATTAACTCGAGTTGTTGATGCAGCATTCTCAGGCCACAGCGAATAGTCATATTTATCACCATGAATCATTCTGGCCTGTTTGATTCGTTTGCTTATGGTTAATTTTTTAACCCCTGCACATTCAGGACACCCTGCGCCTCGATGATGATTATTCACTATGATTAAGAATTCGCCGTGATGTGGGCAAATTACAGGTACTTTTGAATCCCATCGTATATGTTCAGGTAGCTTTGAGTAGTCGTAGCGGTCGCCATGCACTGATTTAAACTGTGATATTCTCTCTGTCAACGACTTTGCTGCCATAATTTACTCCCAGTAGATATGAAAGCATTATAACATACTTATTGGGTAAGGGTTGATATGTCCAAATCTAAATCAGTGAGTACATCAGACGGACTTGTTAATGTAATGTCCGGTCTCGGTACGGCACGAACCAAGCGTTATCACAATGCTTTTCAATATGTTAATTTGAACGACTGGCAGCAGTTAGACAGTGCCTTTATGTCAAATTGGCTAGCGCGGCAAATTGTGGAAGTACCCGCCGAGGATATGACGCGCGAGTGGCGCACGATTAAATCAGCCGACGCAGAGGCAATCCGTGTCGAAGAAGATCGTCACATGATCCCAAGCATGATCAATGACGCGCTATGTTGGGCGCGATTGTTTGGCGGCGCAGGTGTGTTGATGATCACAGGGCAGGACTTGACAAAACCGCTCAACGTGAAGCGCATCAAGAAGGGCGATCTGCAACGTGTAATCGTGTTCGACCGCTACGATATGGCGGCGATGCTGATGAATACGTGGAATGTGTTGAGCGAGAACTACTTACGTCCCGAGTTTTACACGATCAAGGGCGGAGCGCAGCAAATCCACTGGACGCACTTTGCTCGGTTCAACGGTGCGAAACTACCGCGCCGGCAAATGGCAATTACACAAGGTTGGGGCGATTCGGAGCTGCGTAAGTGTCTCGACGACATTATGGATATGGTCGCATCAAAGGACGGTATCGCCGAGCTGATGCAAGAGGCAAATGTGGACGTAATCACACGCACCGGGTTGGCTGATGAAATGGCGAGCGACCAAGACACGGCGATCACGGATCGTTACGCGCTATTTGCTCAGATGAAAAGTGTTGTCAAATTGGCACTCTTGGACGGTGACGAAGCGTACGACCGCAAGACGCTCAATCTGTCCGGTGTGGCGCCAATTATCGAACTGTTCATGACGTGGATCAGCGGCGCGGCGGATATTCCACTGACGCGCCTGTTCGGTACGAGCGCGAAGGGTTTGAACGCCACAGGTGAAGGTGACCAATCAAATTACTTTAACTCGATCCGCTCGAAGCAAACGACACAAGTTGATCCAGGTATGCGTGTGTTGGACGAAGTGCTAGTACGGAGCGCATTGGGGTATTGGCCCGACGATTACAATTACGTTTGGAATCCCCTGGCGCAACCGAGCGCAACGGAAGTAGCCGCAGCACTCAAGCTCAACGCCGAACGCGACCAGTTGTATGTGGATATGGGCGCGGTGGAAGTGTCGCAGATTCAAGAGAACTTGCAAGCGGATGATCTGTACCAGTTCGAGGATGGTGTGATCGAGGAACGCAAAGCAGCCGAGGCGGATTTTGAAATCGTCGACCCGCGCGCTACGCCTACTGAACCAACGATTGATAGCGAGACATACTTGCTCGCATATCAACAAATGATCGACGCAGGTGTAACGCACGGGGCGGCTGTCGCTACTTTAGCGGGATGATCACTCACCTCCCAGCATCTTAATACGACGATCAAGCGTGTCGCGTGCTTCGATCAAGTCTTGCAAGTTATCCTTCACGCCACGTCGGCCCAAGCAAAGCAGTTTCTTAAGTGCGTGCTGTGTTGCACCGCTCGGGTCGTCTACGTTGAACAGTTCGCACACTTGGTACACGTCCACAGTGTCAAGCTTCGATACGTCTTTGTGATAATGCGAGTGTTTGCGCGGTTCGGGCATTGACGGAGCGTGACTGTTGGGCGCTGAGGCATCTTTAGGTGTGTGGCGCATGAATAGATCTAATCGGGTCAGCTCTCCGCATGTTCCGTCAATGTCATGATAAATAGTACCGACGTTAGGTACTCGTACCATTATTAACGACTTACCTGCGCGACTCAGCACTTGAGCATCGCGCCCGTCACGCGTAACAACTGGCTCGCCACGTAACGCAGCTTCTAAATTAAAAGGTCTTAGTACCATTACACATTCCTTTAGCTTCGATCAAGGCGCTCAAAGTGTGGCCTTGTGTTGATAATTGAATCAGTTCGTCAATCCATTGCAATGACTCGCGCAATGCGGTCAATTCGTCGTCAGTAGATCGGTATACGTTCTTAGCGTTGAACTGTTGACCGATTGATACAAGCGCATCGGCGGCACGTTCGAACACCACTTGCGAAGGTTTTACCGCCTCCTTGGTTCGCTCCGTGCCATAGTCATGCAGTCGTTTAGCGAGACAGAACCCGAACGCATTCATTTCATTCAGTCGAATAAACCCATCCGTATCGAGCCATGGCGCGCTTGACTCAGTACCGACCAGTGCGGTCAACGCCTCATAAGCCGTAACAAGTAATTGAGTCGAGGCAACGGTATCCTGTGGCGCTACGGAGTGCTTGGTAATCATCGTATTAATTGCGCGCCAAGCGTCACCTCGGGTTAATTGTCGAGATTGCTTCGGTGCGGCGCGTCGTTGTTGGCGGTTCATGGATTACGTTCCCTACTCAAACGATCAAGCATGACCACAATGTAAATGTTGAAACAGATTTGCGTGAGGATCACGCTGTATAGAATGGTGCTCATCGTTGCTGCTCCAAGAAGTAACACACGCGGCGTCTGTTGCGCATGTTGCAAGAGGTCATGCTGGTTAATTTGCGGCGGGTCATTTAATACCGTCCTTTCGTTACGCGGCGAACTGTCAAATTGGTGATTGGTTTGCATTGTGAATACGCGCCAATATCTTCAAGTTTGCCAATGATTGATAATTTGCTCGGTCTGATAATCTTTGAATCAGTTTCAAGCACGATCCGGCGCGTGTAGTGTGGGGCGCTCATTTGTCGGCCTCTGCTTTGACGATGACGGCTCGTGATTGAGTCAGTACAACACGATGACGAATACGGTCATCTTTTGATAATTCCGAACCCGCTTCACAATAGCAACATTCAAGAGCTTTCAACGCCGCCAGCAGTTCAGCGCATTCATGTTGAAGTTTGAGTTGTGAACTGAACAATCCACCCCTTGAAATATCAGTAATGTTGAGTTCGTCAGCCCTTTCAATTCGATCAAGTGGTACGTCTGACAGTATGTTCACACACGCCACGACGCGGCGGGCGTCGTCTTCTTTAACTAGCCCTGTCGAACCGCATATGATCGACTCATCATCATTGAAAAGATCAAACGCATACTCTTCGTCAGTTCGACCGTATCGTTCGTAGCTCCAAGCCATGCCGTTCCCCTTCGTTGTGGTAAGATGAATTTAAATATATCACCCACTGGCGAGGCGGTCAAGTGAAACAAACAGGCATTGCGTACAATATGCAACTACAGAAAATAGTGCGAGCGGTGAAGCGTGATATTGACGCTCAAATCGTACCGCTATTGAAAACGCTCGCGCCTCAGTACGTGCAGGACGGTTGGGCCGATACGATCAATGTGGCTATTCAGCAATTACTCGCCAAGTGGACAAGCCCGCTCGCCCGCCACGCCGCGAACCAAATCGCCGCGTCATTCGTCAAAACGGCGCTTAAAGCCACGGATGCGCGGCAACGTCGTTCGCTCGGTGTGGAGCAATTTACCAACTCGGTGCAGATGAAAAGTACGCTTGAGGCCGCGACGTTGCAAAACGCCCGACTCATTACGTCAATTCCCGCTCAATACTTAGAGCAAGTGTCAAATATTGTCATGGGGAACATGCGTACCGGATTGCGACCAAGCGCGATTGAAGCGGAGCTGATGGATCAATTCGGCGTTTCTAAACGTCGCGCTAAATTCATCGCGCGCGATCAGACCGCTAAGGTGCAAGGCGAATTGACCAAACAGCGCCAGATCGACGCGGGTTATCAATATTTCAAATGGGTTGATTCAGAGGATCAGCGAGTGCGTCACCGTCATCACGAAATCGCGCAAGCCGTGACGCCGTATGGTGTGGGGGTGTATCGCTGGACCAAGTTGCCGCTAAGTGATGACGGACAACCGATCCAGCCGGGTAGTGATTACAATTGTCGATGCATTGCCGTGAGCGTTGACGACGAAGATGTTGAGGAGTTTCAATCAAAGCGATCCACGTAGATTTGATACATGTAGCCAAGCCCCAAGTTTTCACACTGAGTCTGTGCGTCGATTGATAAAAAGCGATGATCGGCGTATCGGCGCGCTACAGCCATTCCCCAAGCGATTTGCGCTTCAACGGGTCGCCCTGTTGATATTCGCAGAAATTTATCACGCACAATATGCAACGGTCGATTATCAACGATCATCAGTTGTTGCGCCGCTAGCACTTTTTGCGCCATTGCGAAGCAATCGACCGTTTCCTCAGCGTGCGAACGTGGCGCGATGAAAAACACCAATGTGGCGATAACGAGCAACATACGAACCAGCGGGATTAGCATATCGAGCAGGGGTTTCATTTTGATTGCCCCATTTCTTCATCAATAAGTTTGCTTAAGTCTACACCGACCAAAAAATCCCAGTTGCCATCAGACCAGTATTGAATACAATAATTACTATCTTCGTCATATTGTTGCTTTAAAACCCATGAATACCGTCCCGCATCAGCCCGCAGCGCCTCGTTTTCAGCCCGCAGCGCCTCGTTTTCAGCGTGAAGTCGGCGCAGTTCTTTAGCAATCATTAGCTTTCCGTTTCTACTAATACTTGCAGCATTCTCGAGAATCTTAGCAAGATCAATCGCGGCGTTCATTTGTTCAACTCCGTAACGTATTTTAAAACTTCGACAATCTGCGAATCGTTGGCGTTCGGTGCAATCGACCGCACCAACTTAATCAACTCGATCAGTTTATCATCATTGTGCGGGCGGTTCGGTACGTGAAGTTTTACGTCGTCGCGGCGAATGATGTCGTAATCACCAATGATCTTCACAAGGTCAATACTTCTCGGCACCATAGACATTCCCCACTTCCAGCCAGTCGGTGCAGTCTGAAACACGTCTTCCCAACACACGGGCCATTTCGTTAAATATGACTCAAGTTCGGCGATTGCTTCTGATTTAGTTTTCATTATGATTGACACCTTTGGCAAGCGTGATATTATCGTAGCTATGCGCATTTTAATTAATGATCGTTCGAGTTATCAAATCACCCATCGGGAAATTACGCCCGAGGGATTTTTGCGCGTTCCCGGACACGTCGCACGCTCCGGTATTCAGCATTATCTCGCCAGTGAGTTACAATTGCCCGGCGATCCGTCGCGTGTTGTTGCAGTGTACCGACCGCCCGAAGAAGTATTCAATGCTGATTCGCTTGCTTCATACGACGGCTCAGACATTACTCTAAATCACCCTGACGAACTTGTCAACACTTCCAACTATAAAAAAGTTTCGGTAGGTGTTGTTGTCGGCCCGGGTGTGCAAGACGGCGACTTCGTGCAGTGTAGCCACATCATCAAAGACGGTGAGGCGATTGCAGCGGTACAAGGCGGCAAGTGTGAACTTAGCGCGGGGTACACGTCCGAGTACGACGCAACGCCAGGTGTAACGCCCGACGGTCAGCCTTATGAATTTATCCAACGTAGTATCAGCATCAACCACATCGCAATCGTTGACCGCGCGCGAGCCGGACGACAAGCGCGAATTTTTGATAACCAACCCGGAGGCAAACCAATGCCCGTAACAATCGTACTTGATAGCGGACGCAGCATTGACGTTGCCGACGCGGCAAATGCTCAAGTTGTAGCCGATGCGTTTGATCGTTTGAAAGCGGCACTCACAGTTGCAACAGGTTCAGCAGAAGGTGCTCAAGCCACAATCGACGGCCTGACTGAGAAAGTCGCGGCGTTGACTCTCGTGTCTAGCGATGCTGAAATCTCAAAACGTGTCGCATCAATCGCACAGGTTCAAACCGTAGCGCGCAAGATCGTTGGTGATTCGTTCACTTGCGCTAGCGTTGACACTGTGGAGATCATGCGCGCCGCGATGACCATCGCCAATCCGAAACGTGATTGGTCGAACAAGTCGGCCGACTATGTGAAATGTGCTTTTGACGCTGCTGAAGAAGAAGCCGAAGAAGAAAAAGAAGATGACAAAGCAGCTAAAGAACAGTTGAAAAACTTGTCTAAAGATGCAGCGTCTGACACTGTAACCAAAGATAGCGCGCCAGTTGTATCGCGCGCACAAGCTAATCTAGCTGCACGCACTGGTAAAGGGGCGAAATAATGACAGGTATCGTACAAGCCTCTTATGGCTTAAACCACAATCCGGCATTTGTCGGTATGGTCGCAGATGATCAAGTTGCCAACATCGTAGCGAAGTTGAACAACGACACTGTGACTATCCCATACGGCAAAGGCGTTGTTGCTGATGCTGCTGATCCGACGCAAGGCGCGAAGGCCGTTACATCGGCTGCGGTGGCTGCTGACTTCATCGGTGTTGCGGTACGCGAATTGAATCGTGCGTACAACACGCTCGATACATTCGGCGCACCGATTGACAAAGATTTCTCAGTCATGACCGTCGGTACAATTTGGGTCAAAGCTGCTGAAACCGTAACGGCACGCGCCCCAGCGTTCCTACGTGTCGGCGCTAACTATCAAGGCGACTTCGCTGCTGCGGCTGGTACTGGTGCAACTGCATCCGTGGCTATCCCCGGCGCTAAATTCTTGACAGGCGGCAACGTTGGCGACCTCGTTAAACTTTCAATCGTAGTGGGTGGCTAATATGAGCGTTCGTAAATTCACAGTTGACGCGACGACTCTCGCGGGCAATAAATGGTTGGGTAAAGTTCTCGACGCCAACAACTCGCTCGACGTGCCATTGATGGTGCTCGATGCTGACGGCGGCGCGGCTTTCTACATTTCGCAACTTGCGGCACTTGAAACGCAAATCTACGAAGTACCATACGCCGACATTACGTATCTCGAAGACGTGAACGTGCTTGGCAATATCCCTGAATACGCAACGCATTGGAACTATCGTTCCTATGACGGCGCGGCGATGGGTAAATTCATCAGCGCAAACGCGCAAGATTTGCCACGTGTTGCTCAGTCTGCCAAGTTGCACTCGGTTGAATTGGGTTATGCTGGCGTTGAATGCCATTACTCGCTTGATGAATTGCGCTCTACTTCGGCAATGAACATGCCGATTGACACGATGCAAGCCGAATTGGCTTACCGTGGCTCAGAAGAACATTCGCAACGTGTGGCCTATTTTGGCGATGCTGGTCGTCAAATGGACGGTTTGTTCAACAATCCGAACGTGACTAAGACAAGTGCAGTAGTCAATTACGCAACGTGTACTGGTCAAGAATTGTTCGACTTGCTGAACAATCCAGTATTTGCAGTTGTGAAAGCGTCTAAACGCTTTCACACGCCGAACACTGTGTTGATGTTCCCTGACTTGTGGAAACGCGCCACGTCGCTGTTGATGACTGGTTACACGGATCGCACGGTCATGGAACACTTCATGATCAACAACGCATACACGCAGTTGACTAAGCAACAAATCGACGTGAAGATTCGTTTCCAATTGACTGCTGCGGAATTGGCGGCAAATGGCGTGTCGAACAGCAACAAAGACCGTTATATGGTATACGACAAATCGGAACGCAATTTAGCAATCGCTAAACCGATCCCGTTCCGTATGCTCGCACCGCAAATGCTCGGCCTTGGTATCACTGTTCCGGCTGAGTACAAGATTTCGGGTACAGAGTTCCGTTACCCACTTTGCGCGATGTACGTGGATATGTTGTAATATTAAGCGGGGCTTCGCGCCCCGTTTCGTAACCACACTTGGAAATATGATGAAAACAATTTTACGTAATACCGCAGCTTGCAATATTTTGATCCCGTTCGTCGGTGAAGGTCTGGACGGTTTAGTTTCGCCGGGCAAAGAAATCACGGTTGGCGAAGAATCAATGGCGACTGATTTTGTTAAAAACTTGATCCAGTTGGGCGAGTTGGCTAATTTGGGCGAAGTGACCGAGGGCGAACCATCGCTTGACGAATTGCGCGCCAAGTGCGACGAGTTGGGTATCGAGCAGAACGCTCGCTGGTCACGCGCTAAGTTGCAGCTCGAAATCGACAAAGCCACACCAAAATCCGAATAATTACGGTACACGCCGTCAAGAGCCGCGTCGGTTGATTGCGGCTCTTTTTACATGTGAGGAATGACATTATGACCTGCATCACTATTGTGAAATATGCACTCGGCAATGATAACTACGAGTTCAAACCGGACGGCTTCAGCAGCGTTGTGAATATCCGTAACGACGGTCCCGGTCCCGCTACGGTTCAGATTCAAGTCGGCTCAGAGCTTGTGCTGGCGAACTATAACGAACCGAAAACGCTACTCCTGGGTGATACTGTACAGCAAGCAATCCCCGAGGCGTATCATCGCGGCTTGCTGATCGTCACGGCAAACACCGGTTCGATTACTGCGGAGTTGACAAAATGAGCGGCAATTGGAATCAGAAATACGAGGGGTCGTCAGGTGGATCAGGCGACTTAATTCCGGTACTAAGTAGTTCGCGAAAAGGTGTAATTAAAAAGAAATCATCAAAATTGATCTATGACTTTGCAAGCCCACTTGCAACAGGTCAGGCCGTCACAGCAATCACGAAATCTGCATCAAGCGATTATCCGCGATGGGCTATTGAAAATTTAAAATGCGACTTAACAAGTGCGTCAGCTCAATTACGAATCCAGAACCAAGCATGGACACTTGATCCGACGGACATGCTGCTGGCTATTGATGTATATATTCCGTTCATCGTTGTTAGTCCAATGTCTATCAATGTGACCATATTCAATTCATCAAATTACTCGGGTGTATATACAGAATATACATTTGACTCAGGATATCTGCGTCAAGGATGGAACAGCCTTCGCATGTGGGGTGGCGATACAACGGGGTCAACAGGCACAGGAACTCTGGCAGCGGGGGCTGGTAAGTCAAATATTGGAGGCGGTTGTAACCATACTGCTGCAATCGGGTATTGTGAAATTCTTATTCAGAATATGAACGGAAAATCCGTATACATTGATCAAGCAAGACGTGGCGCAAAATTCACCCCCGCAATTGTGATGGGATTTGATGCAACGGGTAATAATTCATCGGATGATGTATTTGTAAAAACTGGAGGAGTAGCTGCAGCAATGCGGGAGAGGGGTGTTACTGGATATTTCACATCCACACAAATATACGATCTTCAATACGGCGGAAGTGCCGACGATGTTCGCAAAGACACACTGTACACCGACTATGGGTGGGATTGCATTAATCACTCGTGGTCGCATGGTGCAACACATCCTGGAGGTTCACGCACTGTCACCGCATCACGTACCTCAAATGTGGTGACTTTAACTTATGCAGTCGGTCAGCTTGAATTGCCGACGGGTAGTGTGTTTTATCAGACCGTTTCAGGCGCAACGCCGGCAGATGTGAACGGTCGTTTCCGCAGCGTGATTACTTCGTCAACGACTGCAACGTATACTGCTGCGGGTGTGGATGGTGCCGCTACAGGAACGATCAAAGCTTCAACACTTATTCAAGACGTTGTAACTGGTACTGATTCAGTATCACAAATGATTATTGATATGGAAGTCGGTGCAATCAATAAAGCATCCAGAATGAGGGGATTTTATAGAGGACTTTCTCTAGGGGCGTGGCCTAATAATTCGTGCGGCGATATTGTGGCTACAAAAACAGCGTGTGATAAAGCAGGCGTGAATTATTTCCGATCTGCTAAGGGTAGAACTGTTAAGTTGTCAGAATTTGGCGTCGATAACCAATATAATTTTGGGTCTATTGAAATGGGGAGCGGTGTCGCAGCCACTACGGTGACAACTTTAAAAAATGCGTTACTTGGTGCTATTGGTCGCGGCGAGCATCTTTGGACATTTGGACATCACGTGCTAGATGAGACAACACTCGGAACGTCTGTCGATTTAGAATATCCTCCGTCATCGGGTGGTAATCCGGCACCCCCAACAACATCGCTACCCTCCGGCTGGTGGTATCTTGGTTCAATCAAACGATTCATTGATGAAGCAGTATTACCCGCTGTTCAGAGTGACGGACTATTAATACTAACCCCATCCGAGTGGGAAAATAATTTAAGGAACGTGAAATGATTGCGTCCGTTAATATCATATCCCCTATTTTGTACAATGGTGAATGGAAAATGATTGGTGAGGTTGCGAATATAGATGCAGATGTGGCTACCGATTTGGAAAAATCAGGCATGGTCGAGATCGTATCTATAAATGGAGTTATTGCTACATGGGGATCGTGTTGTAGTAATCATAGTTCATAATCAACCTTAACCCGCTTCGGCGGGTTTTTTGTTGGCCGCTAATTCAATCGCGGCACGTATTCCCTCGCTTACTTCACCGTTACCAATGCGCCGCGCTTGCCGCGCGTGCCATGCTGTCAAACGCACACTATAGGCATCCATTGGCACGTCTTGGCGCGCCTCTTGAATATGTTTTTTCATCCCTGATTACACCTTTCAACGAGTGACACGCAAGCGTACTACGTCTTACGTCTTACGAAATAGTATCTCTTTGTCTTTTGTGAAAGGAGACACATAAATGACTGAAATGACGTTAGACGCACACGAACACCGTTCGGAGCGCCGCTTTGACATTCTGAAAAATTTAATCACCGATGAGGGTCGTACCATGGAAAAAGATCACGTGAAAGTTGAAAACATTTTTAAAGGCCCAAGCGATGCGGGCGGCGGCGGTATGGCGGCAGTTTTGCCCGCACTCTTGGCGGGTCGTCACGATGGTGGACTGGCTGGCGGCTTGGGTGGCCTCGCGGCTGGCGGCTTGGGCGGTTTAGTGCTCGGCTCGTTGCTCAATCGCGGAGGTCTGTTAGGCGGTGGTGCTGATGACGGCTCTGAAACGCGCTTACAAGCCACGATTGAAAACACCACATTGCTGAACGGTTTAGGCGACATTAAAGCGGCTGTAGCATTGACCGCCGCGCAGACTGAGAACGTTATCGGCGCGCAAACTGTGGCGTTACAATCAACACTCAGCAACCTGGCACTTGGTCAATTGACCGCAACAAGTCAAGTCAAAGACACTGTGAACCAAGGTACGTTGTTGACCTTACAAGCGACCAATGTGGCTTCGGATCGTGCTGCGGCAAGTGCTGCCGCGTTGGCGGCTCAAACTGCTGCGGGATTCAATGAAACTCAAGCCTTAATCAACTCAATCAACACGCAGAATATTAGCCGTGAATTGAGCGACACTAAAGCGGCATTGATCGAAGAGCGTTCCGACCATCGCCTAGCAAGTGCCGGCATCACGATCACAAATAACAACAACGCCACGGCCAATGCGCTTGCTGCTCAATCGCAACAACAGCAACAATTGCAAGCCATTATCCAGCTTGGCGCTGCTGTGCAAAACTTGGCAAATGATGTGCAAGTAGTGCGCCAAGGGCAAACAATTTTCAATTCAGGCACTATGGCGGCATCCGGTACACAAGCTGCGGCAAATACTCGCGTCAACTAAGCGCACGTAGCAAACGAAACGCCCTTCGGTCATACTGAGGGGCGTTATTACTTGAGGGTTCAGAATATGCTCGGTTTATCGAAAGCTGATATTGCTAAATTTGCCACGCAATGGATCGCGGAGAATCCCGCCGATGCGGTGCGAATGGTTTTGACCGCGCCCGCAGTGTGTGATTACTTGACACGGACGTTAAGTGACGACGAACTAGAATGGTTGTCGTATGATGTGCAAACCCGACCGCTCGGCCTGATTGAATTCATTGCGTCGAAGTCGGGTCGCTTTGCCGTTGAGCGGACATTTTTAGAATATCGCGCCGAAGTCGAGACGCGACAACGAAAGCCGCGCTCACTCGAAATCAGTCAATCTGTGCGGTAATTTGAATCGACGTGGCGACTGGCGCGACAACACTGATCTGAATCTCTTCGATCAACGGCGCGCCGGGCGTAACGTGTGTGGCAATCACTGTGACGATACCCGTCTCGCCGTGTCGCGGCGTTACAACACATCCCGTTTCGGTCGGCGTAATGTCAACCGTCGTGTGTTGCGGGTAAACTTCCCACGTCACAGCGCTGCCTTGAATTGGGTCACCTTGGGCATCGAGTACGGCGGCGACAAGCGATAAAAGTTTGTTGTTTTGAAGCATGGTTGAAGTCATGTGAATATCTCCATAATGAGACTGTATAATCACATGGGTAACGTATGACAATCAGTATACAATCGCGTCATGAATTCAACGCCAGCCGCCATATAGATTCGCATGACGATTTGATACGCGGCGCTGTTGTGTGGAATCACCGTGGCAATATCCATACTGCGGTTACGTAGAACCATCAGTTCCGATTCGTTCAATTGTGATACATTCATGATATGAGCTCCAATTGGTAACTTTTATCAATATAGATCAAATGGCGAACTAGTCAATGGAAATCACAACAGAAATTATCACGCTATTTCGTACCGAGATGACGGCCTTCGCCGACGTGACAAAATATCCCGATGACTTGGTACAGACGGCGCTTGAAGAGTCGTTGATGGAAACGGGCGGCAAAGGCTGGGGCGGCTACGACTCACCAACCAATTTTAAGCGCAAGGGCATGTTCTACTTTGCCGCACATTGGCTCGCTACGTTCTACCCGCATGGGCTTGGTACGGGTTCGGTCAACTCTGAAGCGCGTTTGAACGTGCAGAGCAAAGGGATCGGCGACGAGAATATCTCGTATCGAGTTCCGGCGATGATGGACGTGGGTACAGATTGGCTAACATTCACAGTGTACGGGCAAATGTTTTACCGCTTGAAGAAGCGCGCAGGAATGGGCGCTCGGGCAGTTTGATGGGGTGTTGGATATATCAAGGGCACTGCTCGGAGTCGAACCGAGTTCAAGCGCTTATAGACCTCATGCGGATTCGCGTATTCCGCACCTACAGCGCCCTTGATATAAACGTGTTCTTTCGCACCGTCATGCTGACGCTTGTGGCAAAATCCTTTAGAGATAGTGTTGATCCACAGCTTACCAACATTTAATCACCAAGATTGAACAGAATATAACCGCAACATGCTCTGTCTACAGGTGGCTGCCGATATGAAAATATCGCTGCGGGTTTGTCTTGGCGATTAAATGTTGGTGCTCGTCTTTCCGAGCTGTCAGTTGGTAGCCGGTGCTGATCTCCGGCTTTGCTCGCTTTGTGTCTCTGGTAGATTTACGTCGCGAATCGTATCGAGCATTGGGTAAAGCTGGATTCAACAGCACCCACAAACCATTGCGCATCAGCCTGCGCATTCACCAACATTGAAAGATGCTGCTCGGAATCGAACCGAGTTTCTCGAGCTTGGCCTCGCACAAAAGCTATAAGTGCGTCAGCATCTTTCAATGTTGGTGCTGGTTACGACTCCAGCGCCATCGTTTCGTCATGGCCGCGTTTCGTTATACGGTCGGATCTATGAATCGCACAACATCACTTGATACCAACATTTGAACATCTACGAACCCAAGGTGGAGAGGGAATTACCATAGATGTTCAAATGTTGGTGCTCGTCTTTCCGAACCGTCGAGAGTATTCGGCTGGCAAATAGCAGACATATACCAAAAATATGCGCCACAAGCCCGAGCTTGCCGTGATCGGTTGAGAGTAACACTCTACTCGAGAATGCCAATAAATAATGAGACATTCCCTCCAGCCGTTCAGCAAGAGCCAGATAATGAATAATTCCATCTGGTTCTCCATGTATGTGCCGTCTTTCCGAGCTGTCAGTATGTTCAAGACCTTTCGGTTTTATATCCTTCGGCGTACCAGCCACACGTCCGAGAGGGGAAGTTTTCACTCACAGTCTCTCGGCACTCATTAATTATTTTACATGACCTGACGTTCTAGTCAAGCACTTAGGGCAAATATTTTTAACGCAGCCCAAATGGATCGCCCCGCATCGGACGCATTCGCACGATACTGGTTTACGTTGTTTTTGGAAGCGCATTACACAGTCCTCACCGGCATGACTACAGCGGTCAATAAATCACCGTCATTTGTAGTCACGCTAATCATTTGCGATTCGTCGCGCCCGCGTGATTCAAATTTAGCCACGAACTTTCCGTCGCCGCGCATAATGTCCGCCATAGCTAGTGTCACGGCGGTGATAAGCTCTAGGTTCAAATGAACCGCCTCGGCCTTGCACGGTACGTTTGGATTAATTGCGCGCGTGATATTACCGTATGGCTCTGACAGCGTTTTAACGGCGTGTGAGTCGATCATCACGTCTTGACCGTCAATGAGTAACGCAGGGTTCGCCTCGTCGTCATAGTTGAGCAGCACGCCCTCAAGTGATGCTTTGCACAAGATCACATCAGTGCCGACCGGAACGAACATCAACGCAACATCGTGTTTCGTGAGGGCAACGCGGATTGCAGTTGTTCCGACTGACGCTTCGAAGACCACGTCTGTCTCGTTCGGTCGTGCGATGTGGACGCCAGCTAGGAATGGTTTGGCGTGTTCGTATGGCGCATAATTGCACAACGCGCGGAGAAGGCGGGCGGTGTTGATCATTTTGTGAAGCTCCGTGAAGTGATGAATCGTATTCTACACCACTTGGCGAACCAGTCAAGCGTTTTATTGGGGTACGTTTTGGGGTGAGTTAAGTCGATGATTCAATTGACAAAAACGGCACTTTACACAAATACCGTAGCATTTTCTCTATTCACGGCTGGCGTGTGTGTATAGCTCTCTATCCCTATTCTTATATCAATATAATATTTTTGGGTAATTGGGTAAAAGAATATAATATAGAGACAAAACAAGGACTTAACAGGAAACCCCGATGCTCACCCTTATTGATTTTCAGAAAGCGATGGACGAGGTAACGGAAGGAATTAAGAAACTCGGCGGCGGCAAAGCTGTGACTGTAGGCATTCACGAAGATGCTGGAGCGGTGGAAGGCGGCGAGCTGACAATGGCACAACTTGGCGCGGTTCATGAATTTGGCGCGCAAATCAATCATCCGGGCGGTACGAGTTACGGCTACGCGAGCAGAGCGGCGGCTGAACGTGGCGAAGTGCGGTTCTTGGGAAAGGGTGGCAAAGGTCGTGGTCGGCAGGCTGAATTTTTCGGATATGCTCAACCGGGCGTTACCGAAGCGCACATTATCGACATTCCCGCCCGCCCGTGGCTCGTTCCCGGCGCTGAGTCTGGATCGCAGCAATACCTCCGCGTCATTGAGTCGGGATTAGCCAAGCAAGACGACTTTGATTCGATTCTTGCTAAAGTCGGCGTCAAGGCCGAAGATGCTGTAAAATTGTTCATGACGAATTTGAGTTCACCGCCGAACGCGCCGTCTACAATCGCTGCGAAGGGCAGTGATAATCCATTGATTGATTCTGGCGCGATGCGTGCGTCCGTCACGTCGGTGGTACAGTCTGGAAAACTTGAGGAAGGTTTATGAGCTTATCAATGATCGACCACGTTGATGACGTGTTCCAGTCCGTACCGGCGACTCGTATCGTCGCGGGCGGTGCGTGGGTCGATGGTATTTGGGTTCCGGGCGCTGACGTTTCGACACCGTACACTGTGAACATTCAGCCCGCTACGGATCAAGAATTACAATTTTTGAATCAGGGCGCTGAACGGTTTGTCGATGTGCGTCGCGTCTATATCAACGACGGTGACATGCAGAACATTAACGAGACGGGCGATTGGGAATTCTTAGGCAAACGCTGGAAGTCGATTAAGTGCGACAACCGCTACTGGCGCAACTATTGCAAAGTGTTCGTGGGGCGCTACGATGACCAATGAGGAATTATTCGCAATCCTGCGCAATGTGGTCATGACCGTTACGGGCATTCCTGAGTGCATCATGGCGGATCAGAACGTGAAAGCCCCATTAGGGCCATACGCCACGATTCGCCCGCGTCAGTCGATTGCAGAGCGTGGACAGGCCAACATTTACGATAAAGACATTGCGGGCGATAAAGTCCACACGAATGCGAAAGCGCAAGTTGTCGCAACGTGCAGTATCAATTTTTATCGTGGTGACGCAATGCGGTACGCTGAAATGTTGAAGCAATGCAACAAGCGCCCCGATATTTCAATGGCGTTATTCAGAGCTAAAATTGGCTGGCTCGGTACGGACGCGGTGAATAATCTCACAAGTTTGCAATCGTCAAACTGGGAACAACGCTCGAATATCAACGTGCGAATCATGTACGAAGTGGACAACATTGCTGAGATTAACAACATTCTGCACTTCGCTTTAGAAATTCAAGATGAGAAAGCAAGGGTACTTGCTACTATTTCCAAATGAAGCATGATAAACTCACCGTAACTATTAATGGGGCTGTGCAATGAGCTATCCCGCGACAAATATTATTCAAATCAATACCCGTATTTCGCCGATGGGCTTAGGCACGGCTAACTTTGCCTCGGCGGTACTGTTCGCGCCTAAAGCGGACGCAATTGCTGGATTTGCCGAAGATACGTACCGCGAATACTTTTCGCTCAAATCGTTGGGCGCAGATTTCGCTCCGACGACCGAAACGTACAAAGCGGCAGAACGATACCTCGGCGGCATTCCTGCAACGCGTAGCTTGAAAGTGTGGGTTCGTGCAACAGCCGATACAACTTGGCCTGAAACGCTGATCAAAGCGTCAAATGTTATGTGGTGGTATTGGTCGTTCTTCACCAAAGCGGTTTATGCGTCAATCCCTGACGTGTTGGCGATTGCTCAATGGTGCGAATCAAATGGCTCGATGTTCGTCAACAATCAGACTGGTGCGAATGCTGTTGCGATTCGTGACACGGCGGTGAATACTGACGTTGCTACACAATTGACAACGCTCGGTTATCGTCACGCTATCACCATTTGTCACGCTACTGACCCATACGCGGGCAATGCACTGGCTAAACACTTTGCCGCTGTGAACTACTCAGCGCAGAACTCCACAATTACGGGCGAGTTTAAAAAATCCCCTGGCGTTGCGGCAGAAGATATTCCCGATACCGAATACAGCTCAATGATGAAAGCCACGAAAAAAGCGGCATTCTACACCGTCATTGACAATCAAGGCTCAGTCGATTCGGGTCGCTGGTTGAATACCATCACGCACAGCACGTACGGCGAATTCTTCGATGATGTTGTGAATCTTGATGCAATGATTAACGCGCTCACTGTTGGCTTATACAACATGGTGGCGAATCAAACGACCAAGCTACGCCAAACGCCTCCGGGTCAAGCGATGCTGGTCGGTGCAGCGCGTCGTGTCGGTGAACAATACGTTGGTAACGCTTATCTCGGCCCACGTAATTATATGGACCCAGATGACGGTATTACGAAATACACTGCGGGTTATGAAATATTGACCAAACCCGAGGACATTCTGGACTTGTCCGACGCGGATCGTAATGCCCGCAAGTCAGCACCGATTCGTATGCGCCTATTCCGCGCAGGTGCCGTCCATATTTGCCAGTGTGATATTGACGTATATTGAGATTGAGGAAACTGATGAATGTTAAATAATTTCAGCACTGATTTGAACGTTGTGGTCATCAATGGTCGGCAGATTACCGACTGGGGCGAGGCCGCAACGCCTTTTACCGATGATCCTATCGACCCGAGAAGCGTGTTGCGCCGTGGTCAAGGTGGTAACGCGGTTCGTTTGGATCGCAAGAATCCCGGTCGTCAAGTCACGATCTATTTGAACCCCGGCAGTCCTGACAGCGCGTTTATGCAAGGTCTAATGTCGAGTAACGCCAATATCAACTTGCAGCGCACTCAGATCGGCACGCTTGAGACCGCTATCGGTATCGAGGGCGTATTGGTCAACGACGCTTCAAATGGCCGTGGCGGTACGACAATCACTGACGACCAGTACATCATGCAATTCAACGGCTGGACTGCGATGAAAGGCGGTAAATGATGGAACAGGTTAAATCGTTCACTATCGGCAACGCCACGTATAACGCAGGCCGCGCCAGTGCGGTGAATCAGGATAAATTGCTTAGTCTGATCACTGGCTCGGTAATGGAGCGTGCGCTGAGTATGCAGGCGCTTGGCGGCGTGGTGGATGATGCTGTACTTGTGCCGATGTTCATGGGAATGGATCAAGGTTATAAGTCGCAAATCACAACGCTCATCATGGGTGCAATTGTGATCAACGGTACGACGCAACGAGTATCTGTTGCGGACTTCGATGGTCGAATGGTTGAGTACAACACACTATTATCACAATTACTGCAATGGAATCTTGCTGATTTTTTTACATGGTTGAGCAGCGTCCTAAGCGGCGCAGCTCAGGCGCAGCAAGCGTCCCAAGTGCTGTAAATTGGTATTTAATGCGCCCATGTGTGGGTATACCGGACATTTGCCCACCACTGTGTACTTGGGCGCAATTGACCGACGGTACGTACAGCTTGGGCGATGTTGAGCGGTTTAATCAAACCATTCAGGAATTATTTGAAGCAGATGAGAAAGCCCGGTCAAATTGATGCGGGCTTTTTAATTATGAGGTAATCAAATGTCGCGGGTTTTAAGCTCATTTTTAATCGGTATTGGTTGGGACACAACGCAACTCGAAAAGGGTACACGCAAGATCGAGAGCAGCTTGGACGGCGTCAAATCCACCGCGCTATCCACTGGTGCCGAACTGCTCAAAGTATTCGGATCAATCGGTGCGGCGGCGTTGGCGGTCGGCGCGGGTATCGGTGCCAACGCGATCAGTATTGACCAGTTGAATCTCAAGCTTAACAAAATGGCGACGTCGAAAACCGATATGATGGGATTGGGTACGGCGTTCAAATTGTTAGGTGGCAATGCCGAGGATGCCGTGACGGAACTTGACCGCATCGAGCAGATGATGGCCAACTTCCGCATTAAGGGTGAAACCGGCGCGCTCGGTCAAATGGCGTTCATTCCTGATGCTGTGAGTAAAGATATTCTGTCCGCTAAAACGGGTATGGAATTTTACACACGATTGCAAAAAGTGTCGGTCGGTTTGTCGAAAGATCAACAACGTGTGTTGCAAGAATCACTCGGTTTATCCGATGCTAGCATGAAGCTTTTGACAAAAGGTACGGGCGAATTTAACGAACGTCTCCAAATTGCCAAAGATTTAAATTATCAATCCGACGCGCTAAACGACTCTGCGCGCAAATATAACGAGCAGTGGGAAACCACGAAAACACTTGTCGGCTCGGTTATTGATCAGATCACGGAAAAGATGTTGCCGGGGCTGAACAGCGCGCTCGGTGTGCTCAATGAGTTTATTCAGAAAAATAAAGCAACAATTGATAAAGTTGGCGATTTCGTAACAAAAAATGCCGGCCCGCTCATCGTTCCCAAAGCGATTGCGGCGGCGGTCGGCGCTGGCGTGGATAAAGTAACAGAATCGCAAGTCGTCAAAGACGCTGCGGCGAATGCCAACAAAATGACGCCAGTCATCAAAGCGAAAGAAGCCGTCACGAAGGTGGACGAACTGCGCAAACGCGCCGACGTATTGTGGAGTCAGCATCCACAAGGCGCTGCGCCGTCCACTGACGTTCGAGGCGGGTCGGGTTATAGCCCACAAGTACAGCCACCGATCCAACCGGAACGATACGGACCAATGACAATGAGCGCCGCACCGTCACGTAATATCGCGCGCGACAAGCTGGCGGAGAAAATCGGTGATAAAATAGCAACAACGAAACAAGACACTCAGCCGCGATTCATTAACGAAGTCAATGTGAATTTAGACGGGCGTGTCATTGATCAACAAATCACTGAACAATCGGCGCGGCGTGATAAGGCGGCGATTGACGATTTACGGAGTACAACAGCGCGATGAGTATTCTTAGTGTATTTATGAAAAAGTCGCCAACGATTGGCGGCTATTCGTTCGACGCGGTGCTGGAAGATCATTTGACGCTCAGTGTAGAATTAACATCTTATCCTGTTGAGTCAGGCGCGCGTGTGAACGATCACCGGATCGTCAATCCCGTTAAATGGGTGATGATGGGCGCAATCAGTAATAACGAATTGAAAACGAGTATTACGGATTTTATCGGCGGAGCTGTGTCGAATCTCACAAAGAACCCGTACGTGGCAATGGCTGCGGGCTTGTCGGCAGGTTTCTTGGCGGGCAGTAGCGACACGCGGTCAAGTAGCACGCTTGAATTCTTGATTAAATTGATGATGATCGAAGACCCGTTTGATGTTGACGCGGGCGATATTCAGCTCAAGAATATGGTAATCACACGGCTCTCGCGCGCTAAAGACCCCGAAAATGAAAACGCGTTAATCTTTGTTGCAGAGTTGCAAGAACTAATCACGATTGATCGTTTACCGTTGTTGGGTCAACCGCAACAATATCAACTCCGCCCCGGCGACGTAGCGCAATCGGGCATTGCTGGAATGATTAAAAAAGGCCAAGCGGCGGTCAAGTCGGCGGTGAGTGGCGCGGTATCGAGCGCGACGAATAAAGTTCTCAAGAGTGTGTTCTGATGATCGAAATTCCGCTCAAAGGTGGCGCTGAAAACGCGCATCAACAATTTAGCGCAACGCTTGATGGTGTATTCCTCAATTTCACTTTGAATTACGTGTCATATCTTGACGCGCCTGCTTGGTCGATGGACATTCACCGCGACGGATTGTTGATTGTCGCGGGTGCTATGCTCGTATCGGGTGCAGATGTGATCGCGTCGTATCGCGCAGGTATTGGACATTTGATCTTTAGCGGCGCAGAGGTTACGCTGGACAATCTCGGCATGGCGAATAACCTTGTGTGGGTAGCTGAATGAATTTCGGGCGCATGTGGCAAGTTGAAATTGACGGCGAGGTATTCGTTGCGGCTAAAGACGTGCCACAGTTGCGCGTTGAATTTGATGTGACGGTGGCACACGGTAACACGATTTCATTCGCTGACATTCGGATCACCAATTTGGCGAAAGTATCGACGATCCGTCAAGGCGCGCATATTTCACTGAGCGCCGGCTACAAAGATTCGTATGATGTGATCTTCACCGGCAATGTGACCAACTCGCTCAAAGAGCGCAATGGTACGGATATAATCACACGTTTGCTGTGTCGGTCGGGCGAGCCGTATTCGGGTCGTCTATCATGCACCGCCTCATACGGTAAGAACGTGCGCGTGGTTGATGTGATCAAGAGCCTTGCTGCGGCATGGCCTCGCCAACTTGAAATGGATGAATCACAGTTCGACAACGCGCCGCGCATGACTTCGGGTTACAGTGTGAACGGGGATATTCCGTCAGCGCTCAATGAATTGAAATATGCATTTAAATTTGAATGGACGCAGCACAACGGCAAGTTAATTGTGAACAAGCGCACATATCCGCGCAAAACAGGTATCACAGAGGTGAACCAATTTACCGGAATGGTCGGAATGCCCGAGGTCAGTTTGGGATCGGACGGTTTGGGCGTGTTTGTGGTTACGGCGCTCGATCCGCATTTTGCCGTATGGGGGCGCATTAACGTCACATCGGAGTTTGCTACATTTAACACCGGCAACTTATTCATTTCAGCAAACTCGGGCGATGCTTCGGCAAACGGTGAATACAATATCATGGCGCTACGGCATCGCGGTGATTCGCACGGTTCGCAGTGGACGACTGAAATCGAAGGTATCAGACCGGGCATTGTTACTGAGCAACGCCCAGCATCGGCCGCACCGCTTGATACTGTGCCGAAGCCAGTAACGCCCGATAATGGTACGCTCGTGTGGGGAATGAATGTTGACCAAGATTTCCGTAATAAAACGCGCGAGATTGCAACTAAATTAGGTTTCGATCCGAATTGGCTTATGGCGGTAATGGCGTTTGAAACGGGGCGCAGTTTTAGCCCTTCGGAGAAAAACCCAGCGGGCAGCGCGACGGGATTGATTCAATTCACTGAATCGACGGCACGTGGGCTAGGTACGACTACGCGTGACTTAGCGCGTATGACTGCGGTACAGCAACTTGATTACGTGTACGAGTATTTCAAACCGAGCAAGAGTAAGATCAATAATCTTGGCGATTGTTACATGTGCGTTCTGTGGCCTCGCGGCATGGGAAAACCCGACACATATATAATGTGGGTCAAAGACGATCCGGTTACGGGGAAATATTACAATGCGAATGCGGGTCTGGACACGTCAAAAGACGGTACGATCACAAGGGGCGAGGCTGTGGCGCGAGTGAATCGGCAATTGAAAGACGGTAGGAACTCCGCCAAATAGAAAAGACCCGCCGAAGCGGGTCTTAATTCACCGTCACCACACAGAGGAATCCCCGTTAGTATGGCACAAGAGTTTAAAATATGAAAGTAATCAACGAAGATAATCCATATCGTGAGACATTCTTTGAAATGATGAAAGAGGTCTACACTTGCTCGCCTGGTTATATTCTCAGTTTTGACCCGTTGACTCAGCGCGCACAAGTACAGATCGGCATCATGCGCGTGGATGGGCGCGACGAGTCACGCTTCGAGCCGCCAATTGTGGTTGAAGTACCTGTGAGTTTTCCGGGTGATGATTGGTCACTGGAATATCAGATTGACCCGGGATGTGAAGGGCTTATTCATTTTTCGCAGCGCTGCATCGACGGTTGGCTCAATACAGGCGGGATTGCGGATAATCCTATCGGACGCTTTCACTCGATTCAAGATGCTTTCTTTGTACCGGGCGTGCGGTCACTCCCCAACGTGACAACCGATTTCAAGAATGACGGCGTGCGGTTACGCGATAAAATTGGCACGCAGACCGTGTGGCTCAAGAAGGATGGTTCGATCCATGCCGAGAATCCGAAGGTGCATGTTATACTGGGTGCAGATGGCGTTATCAACATGAACAATGGTGTGGGTAATATCACAATGGCGGCGAACGGGACCGTGACTATCAACGGCGTGACAATCGATACTGCGGGCAATATTACTGCGACCAACGTAACTGCTGGCGGTAAATCATTACGCACTCACGTTCATGGTGGCGTAATGGCGGGTGGTGCAAATACAGGTGCTCCGGTATGACGGTGCGCCGACTCGACCCTGATACGCTCGACATCGTGACAACTCGTACATTGGGTCAATTTGCCACAGAGCGGGAAGAAATCGCCCAGACGGTGAACACTCGTCTTGCACTGTTCTTGGGCGAGTATTTCCGAGATGTGACGGACGGTACGCCGTGGTACGAAGTGATCCTTGGCAAAGGCGCGAGCGCTGACATCGCCGATGCAACGCTGCGAAACAGAATTGTGAATTCTCCCGGCGTGATTCGCCTTACTTCATATTCATCAGATTACGACTTGACGACACGCAAATTAAGCGTGACGGCAGGCATTATGACAAAATACGGTATTGACGAGATCACATATAATGGCTGAACTTACCGACAAAGGTTATTTACTCAAGACGCAGAATGAATATTTTGCCGACGAGCGTGCGCTGTATTTGGGCATTGACCCTGAATGGAATCTCGACCCATCGACCCCTGACGGTTTGAAAATGGCGAGCGATGCTGAGATGTTTGGCGCGCTCGATGAAACGTTGCAACAAGCGTACAACTCGAAAGACCCGAACAAGGCCACAGGTATTGACCTTGATATCATCGGCGCGTTGACCGGATCGAAGCGTAGCGCGGGTACGGCGTCCACTGTGACACTTAGTTTATCTGGTGTAGCGGGTACATTGATCAGCGCGGGGAAGCGCGTTGAGGACGTACATACGGGTTACCGATGGATTATTCAGCAAGCCGTAACGCTTGATAGTTCGGGTAACGCCACAATTCAGGCAATGTGTGAAGTTACGGGACAAGTCCAAGCAACGCCGGGCGCATTGAGCAATATTCTCGATACTGTTGGGGGCTGGACTGGTGTAACGAATATTGCCGCCGCAACACTCGGCACGGATGAGCAATCTGATTCAAACTATCGCATCGAGCGCGCAACGGCGGTAGGGCGTCCGGGCAATAATCAAGTCGATTCGCTATACGGTGAAATTTACGCCGTTGACGGTGTGCGCCGTTGTCGCGTGTATGAGAATGATACCGGTAGCGCATCGGTGAGCGCCGATAATCCTAATGGTCTCCCTGCTAATTCCATATCGGTCATTGTTGACGGCGGCACCGACGAAGCGGTCGCAATGGCGATTTATTTGAAAAAGAATCCCGGCGTCAAATATAATCAGTCTGGTACAGCCGTTGTGGTGTTAGTCACTTCGCCAAAATATCCTACGAATGTCGAAAATATCAAATACGCCCGCCCGCTATATGTGGATATGGTCATCGTTATGACGTTGAAAAATGACGGTACGCTACCCTCTAACGTAGAAGATTTGATTCGTGACGCATTCATTGAATTCACGATGGGCGATTTGATTCCGGCAGAATATGGTTTCAAAGTGGCGGGTTTTGATATCGGCGAAGATGTACCGTATTCGACTATGTTCACGCCAGTGAATCAGGTGATTGGTTCGTACGGTAATAGTTACGTGCAGACCATGACGGTCAACGGCGGCACTGCACTTGTGGATATCCCTTTTAATTCGTTGGCTCGGTTCACGTCGGCAAATATCACGGTTAACGTCGTATGATGAATGCCCCTGATCGGATTTACGCACAATATCGAAATAAGCCAAAGGCCGTAAAATGGTTCAACATTGTGCCGCAACTGGTTCAGCCGTTGGTTGATACTGCGGCTCATGTGCGTAATATGTATGACATTGACGCGATGCAGGGAGAACAACTAAATATCATCGGACGGGTTGTCGTCATACCTCGCGGGTTCTTAGGCACGACATTGCTGACGGTGTCCGAGTTTGCGCTACTTGACGGCGCTGAATTTGGCGATGATCAAGCTGTGTTTAGCGCAACATCGATTGATACAGATATGCAGATGTCCGATGATCTGTATCGGATTGCGATACGCGCCAAGATTGCCAAGAATAATTCAGACGCAACGATTGATTCGATCCTCGACGGTGTGAATCAGTTAATTCCACACGTTAACGCGGTGAGGTTGATTGACCCCGAGAACATGACGTTCAGTATCGAGTTTTACGGTAATATCAGTGAGTTAGAGCGATGGGCGCTCATTCACGGTAAAATGATCGCAAAACCGCAAGGAGTGCGCTTTACCGGATTTCTGGAAGGCGCGGGATATGTTGAATGTGGTGACCCAGAACAACAATTTGGCGACAGCGCAGCGCAGTGCGTCGGCCTCACAGGAGTGATTTAATGTCGTTAAAACGTTTTGAAAAATATCCCGGTCGATTTGATGGGGCTACATCGGGTCATCCTCAAGGTGCGTTTAAAAATCGTACATCGCCTACAACTTTCGATGGTTCGTATCTCGAACGTGACTGGGCCAATGATTGGGACGGGTTCTTCGGCTCATTGTTAACGTCGGCAGGAATTACACCGAACGGCAATGTGGATGCAGTCGGCGCTAGTCAATACTACGACGCGCTTTTGTCTATAACAACCCCTAATGTGGCAGATTACGATGCTCTTAGAGATTCTGTAGTCAAAACTGCGGCTTATTATATTACGGGGGTGTTGGTCACATCGGCCCCGTCTGGTATTGCTGGCTCATTTTTATACGATGCCACCGACACAACAACACCAGACAATGGCGGGACGGTGATCGTGGGCGTTGGCGGTCGGCGGTATAAGCGTGCCGATATGTCGAGCATCACGCCTGAAATGTTTGAAGCAAAGGGTGACGGTGTTACCGACGATACCGTGAAGTTATTTAATTGTTACGCCTCCGTGCCAGAAGGCTCAACGATTTACTTTGACCCAACGGCTAGTTATTTGCTGTCATCGGCGTTTGTACTCAATCGCAATGTGAAACTTGATCTGGGTACGCGTGATGGCGGGGCGGTGATTAAATTCATCGGCGGCGGCTCTTATTTTGCTGCGCCCTATAATTACTGCATGATTGCAAAACACAGCTCAACACCTTTAGCTGGTTACACAGGTGACGCTTCTCGCTCTGAAATCGTTGGCGGTAAGATTATGGGCGACCCTAGTTTACCAGCAGGTCAACGTGGCTTCCTTGGTGCGTGTCCTACCTACATCAAATTTACGCGGTTTAGTAACTTCCCAGATGATGGATGCACCATCGGAGCGTCAACAGTCGAGGGAGTGATTGGTAATGCTAATGGCTCTACACTGGAAATTTGCGCAGCAAACGGCAATGGTGGCAATGGCTTTGTTACTGATGGTAATGATGCAAACGCTTGTGTGCTGACTCGATGCAATGCCAGTGGCAATGGTTTGTTTGGATTCTATGACCGTAGCTTATTGGGAAATACCTTCCTACAGTGCGAGACAGATGCAAATACTACAGGTGGCTATGCTGGGCGCAAAGATGTACCACAAAGATCAACTTATATCGGTTGTTATGCGGAAGGTAATCAGCCTATCTTGTATGACGTAAACAAACAAGCTTTACGGATTAATCCGCAAGGTGCGACAGGTGCAACGTCTGCAAGTGATGGTGTAGCGTTGACTGTTATTCCGACGGGTGAGCTATATCACAGCAAGAGAAATGTATTTGCTGATAACGAAAACATCGCAAACGCTGGCGGCACTGGTGCATATCCCGGAAAATATGCCGCTTTGGATCAGAACGGTTTGCGTTTCCGTGGGGCTGCTGGCGACCCTTTATTGTCGCTGAATAAAACGTCAAATTATTATAATTGGAGCTGTGACGCCACTAATGTGCATCAAATTGTCATCACAGACCCCGGCATTGGTAATCTGAAACCGTTTAGATCGGTATTTCCTTTCGGTATTGTAATTGGCACAGGGTCGGGTATCGGTAGCGGTATATCCGCCATTGTGGGGTCTGGCACAGCAGCGCCGACAACTGGCGACTATCGACAAGGTGCTATTTTTCTAAACACAGTGACCGTTGCCATTGGTTTCATCGGTTGGGTGTGCGTTACGTCTAGTGTCGGCGGAAATGGCGGCACTTGGAAAACTTTCGGCGCAATTAGCGCATAACTGGGGTAAATAATGACATTTATTGACATCATCGGCACGGCTGCTCAAATTGTTGGGACAGCTTCCACAATTGCAGCGATATTGCCTCAAGCGAACCGCGCAGTACCTATTTTACGTGTACTGCGCGGTATTCTTGACTTTTTAGCGCTCAATGTGGGCAATGCTAGAAACGAGACAAAGCCTGGTTGATTGTGATTTTACCCATGCACAGGTCGCGTTCCACTATTCTTCGAGTGTAAACACCTGTGCATGATCGATCTTTTGAACAATCCTTTCCCGCTACGTAGCGCCATTTCGTAAACTCTCCGCACGCCTCGTTATACTTCCCTTGCTGCAAATATTTCCAAAGTGTGGATTTCGTAGCATTCGTTGCGCCTACGTTATAAACCCAATCGAGTGTTGCAAGATGCACATTGTCCGGTAACTCGTTCGGTAGTTTGGTCAATGGCTCGTTGTGAGTCAATAGTGATTTGATCAATTGTGAGTCGCATTGCTCGCGGGTGGCCGCATCTCCACGCTTTACACCTTTGGTTTCCCCGTAACATATTGTCCAGACGTTCCCCGCGTCAGGATATGCCTTCGTGCTGAACCCTTCAAACTGGGTCGTTAGTGCTACCGCCATGACGAGCACGCCCCCGCCTAAAATGTTTCGCTTTTGCATACTTACCTCTTTGTGTAAAATGACCATTATCAACCAACTAAGGTGCAACCGTCATGAATAAATTATCAACAAGGGTTGGAATTAAAGACATCGGTGGCCGCGGTATGCCTGCTAAGAATGCATCGGGAACGGCGACGGGTGACATTGGCGGTCGTGGTCTACCGGCTAAGAATTCCCAAGGCGACACGTTAATGGCTCGCATGGGTATCGGGCGCAAAAAATGATAATGAACGCGATATTGGTGACACTATGCCTGAGCGTGGTATACCGCCCGTCATGGGTGACCGCAGGGTACGTGTCGCTGACTATCGCGTTCGACTATCTCACATCAAATTATCTCGGCAGCCATTATTACAGCTACGCCGCATTTATTGACCTACTTGTGATTTTATTGATCTACGCACAGCGTCCGACACGACGTGGATTAAGATTGATGATGTTAAGTTGTGTTTCAATTACAAACAACAGTATAGGTTGGGTAATTTGGAATGCAGGGTATCCGCCAGTCGTTTACAATATGCTGTCATACGCCCTATACGGGGCAGCTATTTACATGATCTGCATGAAGGATACAGACGATGTGGCGCTTTATAGAATATCTAGGTTACGCGCTGTCATTCGTGGTGATGCTGATTCAAGGTTTAGCAATGTTCAAAGAGGTGCGAAAGCGCTATGAGTTTTACAGACGGAAGATTAGGTTCAGCAGTGGCAACGGGAACGACCGGAACGGGTCTAGCGACATGGATGCAGATGATCCCGAATGACATCGGTAAATTTGGCGTGCTGATGGGCGCTATTTTATCGACGGTGCTGATCGTTTCCCACATCCTAAAAACGCGCCAAGACGTTCGAGAAGGCGCGTTACGTGAAGAATTATTACGCGCCAAGATCGACGCGTTTAACAACGAGGATTAATTGGTCAACGGCAGCACCAGCTTCAGCGCCTCGTCGATGTACCATTGATAATTCAAGTCTGACCAATCAAACGAATCAGCATCAGCGCAATCCGTTACGCGATACCCTGAACAAATATTCTCATATCGCGTTTCATGCGTTGATTTGTTACCCGTGTGAATACGAATATCCCACGGTGTACCGACGCTATCCAGTTCGCCAGGCTGACCCGCAATTTCACGCATTACCGCATTGTAAAAATCATCGGTCAATTTGGCGCGTCGTTTCCAGCTTCCTTGTGTCCCTGTCGGCGGTGAGATTTTGACCATGTTGCCGCCGTTGCGACTCACAAAATAACGTGTCGTGTTTTGCAGCTCTAATTCCACATTGAAGTCAGTCCAACGCATGATTAATTGCGACGCTCTCGGCACTTTGGCGCGACACATAAAGTCGAACGGGTCTTTGTGGTTACGGATAAACGCCTCGACCGATTCACCGCGTACCAGTGCGGCCTCCGCAGCGCGCGCTACGACCTGGGCGCTCGGGTCTTGGTGCCAAAGTGTTTTGTACTCGTACGCGCCTTTGCGCTTCACTTTGCCGCTATCGTAAACAGCCGTGTAATTATTGACGTCACGAATTGCCATAAGATCATAATGTGCAAACTCAAGCGACAGCTTAGTGATGCTTTCCCACCATTTGCAAACTTGTTGCACATGACTCAAATATTGACGCGGGCAGCGATATGTCACGCCGTCCGTATTGATCTGGATCACGGATAAGTTCGGCACTTTGACCAGTTGTTCAGCGAGCATGCACAGCATTAATTGACCGTTGATTGTGGTCATCATCGTATATTGCGGGTCAAATAGCGGGCTGAACGCGTTATTTGAATTACCGTACGACGCGTTCAATGCCTCTTTCAGCGCAGCATTTTCTGGCGTGCCTTTTTTGAACGTGGATCGCTGATTGAAAATGTCGTGATACGTGTCGCAGAATTGTTGGCCCAAATGCTCAGGGTACATTTTGTTGACAATTGCCGTCATCGGGTAAAAAGATGTGACGTCTGCGTCCTCAATTACAAAGTCATCGTCGCTTCGCACAATTTGCGATTCAATCGACCCGTGAATGCCGCCGACGCCAAATACGTAGGTGAACCCGTCGATTGTGCAATTTAGATCAGAAAATACACCCTTCGTTGTGAGTTTCCCAATATCATTAATATCCCTTACGGCGATGGTCTTGGATTTGAATAGTTCAAGAATGCGGTTAAATTCTGGATGCTCGAACTTGATGTACGGAAAGATCACATCGGCGAATACGATAGATAGGCGCGGCGTTTGGCGCGGTACGCGCTTGCCAGCACCGTCGCGGGTGTAGCATTGAATACCTGACTTTTCCATTTGACTGACAAGGATATTCATACCGATTTTGGTATTGGAAAAGTTGAGCATATTCGTGCCGTATTTTTCCGACAGCGACTCGCGTAGATGAATCTCGGAAAGTGACCGCACGTAGAATTTAAGCGTTTCAACCACGTCATGGCGGTTATAACTGAGCAGTACGTCCATTTGTTCACTGGTGAGAACCGTGCCGACGGGGAACGGTAAATCCCGCACGTTACGCGATCGCATGACGATTTCAAGCGCTTTGAGCGATGTATGTTTGGCCTTATTATCAAAATGCCAAATCTTGAATAAATCCAACTGCGCGAATATTTGATCCTTATCCCAAATCGTCGTGCCGAATTTATCTTGCGATTTGATGATGCTCATCGCGTAGCGGTAAATGTCGCCAGCGGTGCAGTACGGATTAGCAAGAATCCAATGGACAACTGGGTAATCGAAGCCGTTATTATTGAAACCCACACCGCGCGCGCCTCCGCGACCAAGCCCGTAAATGAATTCAATGAACCGAACGTTGTCTTGCACACGATCCGATATTTCAAATACTTGCTCCATGCCCGTTGCGGCGTGAATGAATGTGGCTGTAAAGCAGTTTGGGAATGTTTCAAGGTCATACCCCCAATCACGCACGTCAAGCGGCGCAGCGATTGAAAAGGCGTGAGACGTGCCGCAATGTGGGCAATCTTCTAAATCAGACGGGTAAGTTCTATCGCACCCGTTAATGGGATCACATTGTGATAAAAAGCGCATGAGTGGTGACTCGCAATGAAAACCCCGCTACGTAGCGGGGCGGTTATGGTTAGATTTGTTGCAGTGTGGCTAAATGCGCCTCAGTCCAGCCCGGCATAGCGAGCAATGCGCTACGTTTGTACGGTACGCCGTTCACCATATACGATGGTTCAACGGGCGCAACTGGTGGAGGCATTACCAAGTCGTGCGCTGGTGGCGGCGGTGCGCTCGGTGTTGGCGTTAGAGCAGGTGCAGCAGGCGGTGGTGCGCTCGGTGTAGGAGCTGCTACAGCCGTATCGATCAACGCATTCTGTGGCAATACCGCTGCGACTGTGCCAAATGCTGCGGCTGCGTCTGGTGCCGATGCGCTAACAATCAATTGTCCGGCGCGGGTCAGTTCCACAAGTACCGGATTGATATACATGCCGGGTGAATCTTTCGAGCCGTTCGCCTTAGTGTTGAACGAGAGGCGGATGTAATCACCGGGTTTAATTTCGTTTTCGTCTTTAATCACTTCGTGCGGCTGGTATTTGCCAGCGTGATAAGTAGGGGTCGGGAAGCAAGACGATGCGAACAGTACCCAGTGACCCGGATAACCTTCACGGTCGCATGGTTTATTGCCGCGCTTGTTCGGTTCGGTTGAGTCGCCGTCCGTGATTTTCCAAGCGAAAGCGCGTGCGGCATGTTCACCGCGAGGCCATTCTGTTACGGCTTGAGCTTGAATCGCAGCGCCCCATGGTGTTTGATTCCAGTGAGTCGTGCCGTTTTTGGGAATAGCGATACCGATGGTCGACGAAAAACGCAACGTACCGTCAGCGAATGTTTTTTGCTGGTTAGTTTTGTCATCCATGTCCTTGTTCATTTTCATCGGATGACCCGCAACGAGACGACCTACAGGGGTAAGAATATCAGCCATAATTATTTAACTTCCTTTTGTGTGAATGTGGTGTTGGCAAGTTGCCCATCGTTTTCAACCAGTTTGAAACCAGTCGAAGGAATTTCAGTATATTGAGCAATGACGGACTTGTCAATACCTTTTTTGCGAGCTTGTGACGGGGTGTCCAAAGTCACAGGTTTACGAATATCAACGCCTAATAAATCGCCCATCATGATAATTTCATCAACCGGCACGTCAGCGATCCATCGTTCCCGACCTTTACCCGCCGCAATGCCAAAAAATGCTACAGGTTGACCGTTCTTGATTTCATGAATCGCTTGTTCTTCGAGGCCGCTCAATCGTGCTTCGATCATTGACGCAGCGCGACGTAGTAGCTTCAATTCCACGCCGAGCGTATCGCCCGTTAAATTATGCGTAACGAGTTGACCCGCATAATCCACGCCCTCATACGCAACGCGCAAGACCGTGTCACAGTGAGCCCGAGCGGAGCACGTCTTGCAATGGCTCGACACGACACACTCCGGCGCGTCTTGCATCGCCGCTTTGACGCCATCGCACACTTGATAATAAAGCGCCAAGTGCTCAGCGTGACCATACGTCCAAGTGCGTACCGTGCCTTCATGATGAAACCCGCGAGGCTGAACGATCCGCAAGTCAAAATTAATGTCGGTATTGAGTGGGAAGTGAGTGTTACGAATACCTTCCGCATACAGCACCAGCGACCAATTACCGACCGCCTCGACCAAGCGATAACCCGCTTTAAAATCCCACACAACAACCGTGTTGGTCGTCGGGTTGTAAAGCCACGCATCCGCATAACCGTACCACTCCGGCACGATGTGACTCAAGTCGATACGGTCTTCGACGTGTAGGTCGGTCGGTGCGATGTGGTTATCAACGCAGTACTGAAACACCTCCTCTACATAATCGGCGGCGACATCCCTCAATTCTTGAGTGATTACGATACCGTCTTTCGATAATGTACCGACCGGATAACTTACTAAGCGATCACATTCTGGGCGCATGAACCATTCAGCCACTTCATGACAAGCGCGACCTTCCAGCACCGACTCGGATATTTCACCCGGCAAGCGTGGATAAAGTTGTTGCGCTTGAAACGAGCCACCGCACTTCATCCAATGATTCGCGTCTGATACTTTGGGGAGTGCTTTCATAATTCGGCGCCTACTTCGGCGGCGGCACGAACGATCGCGCGACGTGTTGATTCAACCATATCATCACCAAATGGTTCAGAGGCGTAAAACGTATTATCTTCAATCGAGCATCGGATTCGTCTGTCGTCAATATCAAAAGTTAGATCAATTTTTAAATCCATCAATAATGCGAAAGCATCATCGGTATTGGTTAGCGGGTCCCATGGTTTCGGCCCTCCCGCAGTTGTGATCAAACCGCCGTACGGGCGATAGGTATACGCATACCCCATAACCTTCGCCGCCAGTTCTAGTAACTCGATATCCGTTCTCATACCAACACCGCCAAATCTGCGACAACTTGTGGAATTAAGTCAGGACGTTGGTTCAATTGTTGAATAGCGGTCAGGCCGTGTTTTGCCAACACTTCGTTGATCGCTGCGATTTGAATTTTACCGTGGTGACTTGTGAGCCATTTCATCAAACCCGCAAAATCCGTCACAACCGGAGCAACTGGCGGCAGTGGCGGCTCGATTGCGGCGAGCGATGCAGGTAGGTCAATTGCGAATGGTGGCGGCAATACGGTCGGCTCGGCGGTGACTGCGACGGGAGGTAACGGATCGGCAGCCGCAATGTCCTCAGCCGTGTAACCGTCATCGCTGTACGCAGCAACCGGAATATTCATCAATGTGGTCAATTCTGCGGTGACTTCTTCAATGCGAGCCGACCATTGTTCATCCGTTAAATCTTTGGGCTTGCGGCGTAACGTCCACGAACCATCTTTGTTCGTTGCGCGGCTGCCTGAATGAATACGTTCATCCCACGGTAGAGTCGGGACATCTGGTGCTGGCTGCTCGGTGATGATTGGTGTAGTGCTGGTCGGCGCTGTAAATACGAGTGCAGCGGGCGTGTCGATGTTCGCCATTTCTGCGAATGCCTTTGCAAACGCAGCGAGCGCCACGACGTTATCCGTACTGCACGTTACTGTAATATTTTTGTCCATGATTTGATTCCTTAATGAGTGGTTGATTTGATACGGTGCTTGACCGTGAAGCCATTATGATTGATACTTGGCGAAGTTGTCAATAGGGAAATTTAAATGAACGTAAATTTAAGACCGTATCAATCCGAAGGGAAGCGGGAGATTTTAAACCACTGGCAAAACGGCGTGAAGAATGTTTTAGCAGTGTTTCCAACAGGTGCGGGTAAGACCGTCCTGATGGCGAGCATCATCGCTGATGAACCGTACGCCACTTGTGCGATTGCACATCGCCAGGAGTTAGTCGGGCAGATTAGTATGGCGCTGGCGCGTAACGAGATTCGCCACCGTATCATCGGCACACAGCTTGTCGTTAAAACAATCGTGCGTAAGCACATGAAAAAGCTTGGTAAAAGTTTCTACGACCCATCATCACGTCACGCTGTGGCGGGTGTCGATACGCTGGTGCGCCGTGGCGATCAATTGGCGTCGTGGCTACCTACTGTGAAATTATGGGTGATTGACGAGGCGCATCATGTTTTAAAGACGAACAAGTGGGGCGATGCTGTAACAATGTTCCCCAATGCTCGAGGCCTGGGCGTTACAGCCACACCTTACCGCGCTGACGGTAATGGTCTGGGTCGTCATCACGACGGATGGTTCGACACGATGGTGATCGGTCCGACAATGCGCGATTTGATTCGTATGGGTCATTTGACCGATTACAAACTATACGCGCCGCCTTCTAGTTTTGATCGTTCGTCGTTGAAAAAAAGCGAAACAACTGGCGATTTCACGGCGTCCAGTTCTTCGCAAGCGGTAGCCACGTCGAGCCTTGTCACGCATACGGACGGCAAGATCGTGGGCGATGTGGTCGCCACGTATAAAAAGCTGCTCGACGGATTGCTCACAATTGTATTTGCACCCGATTCAGGTGTGGCGAAAGAATTGGAACTTCAATACAACGCGCAAGGTGTTCCGGCTAAGTATGTGTGGGGCAATATGCCCGACGATGACCGCGAACAAGCTTTGATCGACTTTGAAGAAAAACGCATATTAGTATTAATTAACATAGCGTTATTTGACGAGGGGCTCGATTTACCCGTACTTGAAGCGGTACAAGACGTTGCGGCGACGGCCTCTCGCGGTCGATTCATTCAACGCGTGGGACGCATGCTTCGGCTGATGCAAGGTAAACAGTTCGGAAAATATGTGGATCATGTGGGGAATATTGCGCAGCATTCCACAGTGGTTCACTACCCTAATGGTGAAACTAAGATCGAAGTAGCGCATGCCGAATTAACGCTCGACCGCAGGGAGCGGAAAAGCGCAGGCAAATCAGACGTTGCACCCGTTCGAGTGTGTATCAAATGCACCAGTGTGTTTGAGCGATTTATGGACGCTTGCCCGTTCTGCGGCGAACCGATACCAGCACCATCACAACGCACGAGCATTGAATTTGTAGACGGTGATTTGTTCGAGCTGGACGCGTCGACACTGGCGCAACTGCGCGGCGAAGTGGCACAAGTGGATTTGCCCGTTGCGGAGTATCGCGCCATGCTTGCCGCGAAGCACACGCCTCACCTCGGCATTCTGGCACACACAAAGCGTCACGTAGAGCGCCAGGCCGCTGTAGCCACACTGCGCGAGACGATGGCTCAGTGGGCGGGATATGAGCGCCACGATGGTCTAAGCGATTCAGAAATTTATCGCAAGTTTTACATTCGATTCGGTGTGGACATGATCGGCGCGCAGATTCTCAAGACCGCTGAGGTCGACGAATTGAATCACAAGATAATGCTTGACCGACTCGCCATTAGCGCATAGAATAGGATGTATCAACTCACCACACGGAGCAACTGAAATGGATTTCATCATACCTACTCGCTTTTTAAAGGCAGCATCGTTGGCAGTGGCGAAAAAAGATAGTCGTCAATATTTACATGGCGTTCATTTCAATAACACAAACGGCAAATTGCGAATCGAATCGACTGATGGTTGTCAGTTATTTATCGTAACGCTTGATGATGAAAACGACGCGCCGGACGTTAAATTTATCATCCCTGAAACGGCTTTGAAACAATTGCCAAAAACACCCTCACTACAAGTTAGTTTCGACCCGGTCACTAATAAAGTGACGGTCGGTATTGTCACGGTTTCAGCTATCGACGGTAAGTTCCCCGACGTGAACCGAATCATTCCGACAAATAACGCGTCAAATGAACTAGCCGATTTTGATTGGGATCGCGTCGCACTCGGTCAAAAAGTGTTGCGTTTGGTTGATGGTAAAACCAGCAATGTTTACAAACTGCAATTCGACGGCGTGAACATTGGGCGAATGACTAATCGTACCGGAAAAGCCGCGTTTTATATCATGCCATTAATTATTAAATAAAAGGAGTCGCCCCGTAATGGGGCATTTTATATGACCGAATTAGTCAAGTCGATCAGTATCGACAACATGCTGAATCAACGCCGCGCCATCGGGGAGAAATTGACCGAGGCGAAGCGGTTATATGATGAAGCGCACGACATTGCAAAGCGTATGGGGCTGGAAAGTGGCGTACCGACTTGTGCGTATGGTGATCGTTATCGGCGCGACTTGGGAATTGAGCGCGCCGACTATTTATCGCTGGTGCTGGCGCAAATTGATGCCCAAGCGTGGAATCATCTAATGAAGGAAAGTGGGTTACGCACATTCATGGACAGCGCGGCACGCGACCAATGGGATAAAGCGATCCGCGCCAGCAATACCCCCACATTGAACGCCGAGAACGTGAAGCATACGTTTGCCGATCTTTACGATCAGCGCGGCACGATGTTTGAGCGTGGCGTTGTGGCAGCGTTTCAATCCCTGTCATGGGATTACAAAACGAATCACCCTTGCAGATTCGGCAAAAAGATCATTATTGAACATTTCGGCGGTTGGGAATGGTCGCCCAATAGTTCACGTTGTGACAAGATCGACGACCTAGAGCGCGTGTTTCACGTGCTGGACGGTAAACCCGAGCCAGATCATCGTAACGGGTGGTATGTGAAATTTTGCGGAGCAAAGCGCGAGGGAGATAGTGATTATCTTGCCGGAAAACGATTCAAAAATGGAAACGCTCATTTCACTTTTAAGCGGCATGACTTGGTTGAAAAATTAAATGAAATTATTGCGCGTCATTATCCCAACATTTTACCAAGTAGAGTTTGACGAATCCGTCAAATGCTGTATAATTCAACTTATCGAATCACTACACAGCAACGGAAAACAAAATGCACAACGTTAAATTTCACTCAGAACGCGCCACCGAAGATCAAATCATTACCGCAATCTTTGACGCTTGCCGCGCAAATGAAGCACGCGAAACAAAGACGGTGCGCGGTGATATGACTGTTCAGTTTCATAAATCACAAGGTCTAGTTCTTGCAATCGTTGTAAATAAAGACCTTCAACGATGCGGTTCAGCACTTGTTGACCAATTTGATCGCTAACTGAAAGGAGCCGCCCCGCAATGGGGCGTTTTGACCGATGAAAGAATCTGACATTGTTTATGAAAACGGTAAGTTTTGGGTTTACCGCGACACTGTGAAACAACAGTACACCGTTTTCGAATCAGGTATTACACACTCAACGTCCGTATGTGCATTCACCCTCGACACGGATGGTTTGTCATTTGCAAAAGCAACATGTGATTACAAGGCCAACCGACTATGAGCGGAAAATATGCAGGAACGACCACCGATGACGCACATCGAGACTATTGGCGAACCCCGCCAAGTATTTTTAATCCTTTGAATGCAATTTTTAATTTCGAACTAGACCTTGCTGCATCAGATTCCAACCATTTGTGCGAATTTTACTTTTCGGAAAATGATAACGCGCTTGATAAGACATTGATTCATGTTATCGGCACGGGGGCTATTTGGTGTAACCCTCCGTATTCCGACATCATGCCTTGGGTCAATAAATGCATTGAACTAAGCGAAGGTCGTAATGTGGTGATGTTGATACCGGCTGACACAAGCGTTAAATGGTTTGCAAAAGCGTTCGAAAATTGTTGCGAGTGTATTTTTTTGGAAGGTAGGGTGTCATTTATACATGCTGAATCAGGTATTCCAAAATCTGGAAACAATAAAGGAAGTGTTCTTTTTGTTTTCAATTCGTCACGAGCTGGGCGAATTGTCCGAATGATTCACCGAGATAAACTGTCGGGGCTATTAAAATGAAACTTCACATATTATTCGCATGTGGCGAGCCTATCGCCGTTAGCAAAGTGCCATTCGTATTGCCCGAATACGGGAATAAATCCACATTGGAGCAGCGCGTATACGAGCCGACCGTGACGGTGCGTGAGGCGCTGGAATGGGTCGATAAGGACTTGCCGTCAAGCGGCATTTATGGTGATGACGGGTACACTGTTGCGGATTTGCAAGCGAGTAAACCATGAACCTCAACCAATGGGCAATCCGTCACGGTGTGTCACATGTGGCCTTGGCTGACTTGCGGGCAATGATGGGTATCAGTACCGACTTACCCGCTGCGGAGCACAAGGAAGGCAGTGAGGCGCATGTTCAACAAGCGATACGCCTCGAAGCGTCACGGCTCGGGCTGCGGGTGTGGCGCAACAATGTTGGCGCGTGCAAGGACGCCACGGGGCGAATGATTCGCTACGGACTGTGCAATGACTCAGCGCAATTGAATAAACATGTCAAGAGTGGCGACTTGATCGGCATTCGCCCCGTAGTGATTCAATCGTCACATGTTGGGCAGATCATTGGGCAATTTGTCAGCCGCGAGGTTAAGGCGTCAAACTGGCGATACACTGGCAGCGAGCGGGAAGTGGCGCAACTGGCGTGGATCAATTTAATCGTGTCGCTCGGCGGCGATGCGTGCTTTGCAAATGCGGAGGGTACGTTGTGATTAGTGTGGGAAAACGTGTATAATACTATTTTGAGCTTTGGAATCCCATAAATGTTACATCGCAATGCACGAGATTTGACTGGATTGAAAGTAGGCATGCTCACGGTATTAAGGAATAACGGTCGTACTTCGGACGGTCACTTGGCTTGGGATTGTCTGTGTGAATGCGGCAAACAAAAATTAATATCGTCGAATAGTTTAGTCAGGAAAAACCCTGTCAAATCCTGTGGGTGTATGAACGCGATTACCGCAAGAGTTAAATTGAAATCCCTGTCGTGGAATAAAGATAAAACTTACACCATACGAAATGGCGGTCACGAATATGCAACAAGACACGCATGGGCAAATGCTGCAATACGTGTATTTGGGAACAAATGTGAAATATGCGGATGGTGTGCTGCGAGGTGTGATGTACACCATAAGATTTCACGATGCGATGGGGGAACACACACTTTAGGAAACGCCCAAGTATTATGTCCAAATCATCATCGAGAAATTCATGAAATATCTATCACTGTTTAGCGGAATCGACGCAGCATCCGTAGCATGGTTACCATTAGGGTGGGAATGTGTAGGATTAGCCGAAATAGAACCATTTCCCAACGCTGTACTTTCGTATCATTACCCCAATATTCGCAATTTCGGTAACGTAATGGGCGACACATTTATTCAAGACGTAGCGTCTACGTTACCAGACATAGTAATAGGAGGAAGTCCTTGTCAATCATTCAGCGTGGCGGGGTTGCGCCAATCACTAAATGACAGTCGCGGGGAATTATCTCTACGATACATTCAAATAATAGAGGCATTGGATGCAGCTCGAATTAGTAATGGACTGGAACCCGTCATCGTTGTTTACGAAAACGTACCCGGTATGCTCAACACCAACGACAACGCGTTCGGATGCTTTCTTGGCGCTCTTTCCGGAGAAGATGATGCGCTCGAACCGCCAGGGGGTAAATGGTCGAACGCTGGTGCTGTGTTTGGACCCCAAAGGACAATCGCTTGGGTCGTCAAAGACGCCCAATATTTCGGAGTGGCCCAACGACGCCGTCGTGTGTTCCTTGTCGCAAGTGCTCGAAAAGACTTCGATCCCACAACGGTTCTTTTTGAGTCCGAAGGCGTGCGCCGGGATATTGCGCCGCGCCGAGAGTCGGTGCAAAGTGTTACCTACCCAGTTGCACCGTGCCTTACTAGCAGCGGTCGAGGCGTCGAGCGAATCGGAGAAACACGAGGTCAAGACCCTGTAGTGGCGGTACAAACTTTTGACCGTCAATCTAGCGGCGAGTATGGATCAGCAGCCATTGTGGATGCAATGGCTGCTCGGGATTACAAGTCCGCAAGTGACTTGATCGCCTACGGAATCCCCGGTAACTGGATCGGGCGCGAGCCGAAGAATGGCGGCAATGCCGTTGCGCCAATGGTCGATATTGCACCGTGTCAGACCAAGACGGACGTGCACGGTGTGGCTTTTACCCCGTTTGAAGTCGCAGGTACGATGAAATCATGTAATCAATCTGGCGGGTTTAGTAATTCTATCGACCATGCTGCGGGCGGTTACATGGCGCTACAGGGTGAAATGCAAGTTCGCAAATTAACACCCGTAGAGTGTGAGCGCTTACAAGGGTTCCCCGATACGTATACCGCGATCCCTTGGCGCGGCAAATCCGCCGAAGATTGTCCGGATGGTCCACGGTATAAAGCGCTTGGAAATAGTATGGCAGTTCCGTGTATTACTTGGATCGGACAGCGCATACTTGACCACCGCGCCAGAGTGTCGCATAATGACGATTTAGACAGGAGTATTACATGACACCGAAAGCATCACATGAGGCTATTTTGGACGCAGCGATGCATTTTGCTGCACTTGATGGCTATAACAATCTTCGCCGTGATCCTATTGCGCTACGTGCCGGCGTGGCGAATGGTTCAGTCACCAATCTGGCGGGCAATATGCAAGGTTTGCAAGATCAAGTTATGCGCCGCGCCGTAGCGACTGAACATTTGGGTATCGTTGCGCAAGGTTTGGCGCATGGCGACCCCATTGCACAGCAAGCGCCGGACGAATTAAAGCGCAAAGCCCTCGCCAATCTGTTATAACCGCACACCACGCACCGCACTAGGGATCGACATAAATGAAAATTGAGCAAAGCACGGTACGCAAATTATTAATAAGCGGCGTTGACCAGCTTGACCCATTAACTGTGATTATTGAAGAATTTAAGCTTGGTGAGTGTCGAGTAATTATCACTTGTTATGGCGATTCATGGACTGCGTACTGGGGCAGCATGGGCGGTACACTGGCTGAGTTTTTCGCACGGACAAGCCCCTGCTACTTGGTCGGATGCTTTGCCCCAGCATTGCAAAGCATCATCAGTGACGCCGAAGGCTTGCCGTCATTCCTACGCAAAGAAATCATTAATCAGCGTAGAAAAAAGGATATTGATAAACGAACAGCGCGAGAGCTGTTTGATAACGTTTGGGATATGGGGTCTCCCAACGAGGATAAATCTTTAATGGATGACATTTTCGGTAATGAATGGTGGTTTACCGATTTCCCTACAATCACCAATCCAAACTATGAATACTTGACGCGAATTGTTGAGGCGGTTCAAGCCGCAGTTAAAGAGACACATGAAATAACACCCATTGTCTGACCGCACACCACGCACCGCACAGAGGCAATCATGCATCAATTACCACCCGCGTTAGCGGCTATGGGCGATTTTGCCCAATTTATGATCTACAAACTCGTTCCGTCTACTTCCCGCCCCGGTAAAACTGATAAATTCCCATGCAATGTGGTCACAGGTGATGTTGTCGGCGCGCATGACTCACGACATTGGGTCAGCGCCGATACGGCATGCATCGAAGCGACCCGACGCGGTGCAGGCTGGGGCGTGGCGTTCGTCTTGACCGACGACGATCCGTTTTTCTTTATTGATATTGATAATTGTCAATCAGGCGGTCAATGGTCACAATTGGCGACAAATCTTTGCGCG